ACCTTAGGTTTGCCATCTTCGAAAGTCTCGTTAATGGTTCTCCTTTGTGCTGCTGTTAATAGCGCTGTAAATGTTGGCTTTTCAATACCCCAATCAGGCTCGGCCAAATCATTAACTAATATATCCTGACCTTCTGCAACCTCAAAAGTTTCCGTTGATAACTTCGACACTAAGGTACTAACTTTCTCTGTATTTGTGAAAGTTAGCTTCGTGTTAAGCTTATCATCTAAATATGCTCTTATTACATAACCCCAAGCCTTTAATGCTCTTGCTGGCGTTCTTAATATATTGTAAGAGTCATTCGAGTTGGCAATGCCAGTGATTGAATCAAAACCCTCTGTTGTTCTGGCTATGTATTTAGCAGTATCACTTGCATAAATATCATCTATTATATATTTATTAATACCTGTTGAGTTGTTTAAAAAGTCAGTATTAAACGACAACTCTATAAAGTTAATATTTTCAAGTGGAACATTTGATGAGATTTCAAACGCCGTCATTGATTGAAGTTGGGATTCTAAAACACCTTTTATTGATTGCGTATTTATATTGACTAAATCATCAACCCAATCGCCATTTGAATTAAGATATTTAATTGAATTATCATTTAATCTTGCTGTAATTCTGCATGTTGGTGTGAACGTCAATTCATCACTACTAATAACAGCGAAAGAAAACGATAAAATAATAGTATCAATTGCTGTTAGATTTTGACTCATGACGACTTGACCATCATTATCTTGATCAAGAATAAATTTATTATTCCCCAACAATAAACCGGTGCTTATGCCTGACGTTATAGACCAATCAGTCGTACCTTGGTCGGCGTTTGGGTTTAGGACAGCATTTGAATTCCGGTTATCAACAACATCAATTAAGAAATTAATATCGTCATACTTTGTATTTGTAGTTGGTTTATTCTCTCTACTCAACTCTACACTTCTAGCTTTATTAATTAAAGCATTTGAGGCTGAATATTTACTAATTTTACGAAGTGCGCTCTTGACAGTTGTTATTGCATTAGCCCAGAATGATTTAGTGTTATAATCAGAGAATCCATTTAGTATATCATCAGATTCAAATTTAGTATATCCAAATTCTAATTCATTATCTATTAAGTCTGTGTTAAATTCTTCCTCAATCTCCGTTGCATTATCAATAGTCAGTACAATTCTAGTATCGAAAAAATATTTCAATTCCTCGATACGAAAAACCTTTTCGCCATTAATAGCTTCTATGCCCATTCCAATAGGTCGCTTCATACTAACAGCCGAGAATAAATCTTTTAATGAAATAGATAGCGGAGATATTGGTTCTGTTGATGTGACTCTACTAGTCATTGGAAAGCCCCTAATGTTAGCACCGTTAGTTATCGCTAATAAAGAATCTTCACCGTTGAACGTATAACTTCTAGGCTCCGAATTCTGACGACCAAACAAAGTACTATAAAATGGATTATTCCCACCTGTTATTTTCTGACCTATTCTTGCAAATGCCTCATGAACCAAAGTGGTCTGAACGTTTATCTGTATGGTCGTGTCTGTTTGTGTTGCTATGGAGAAATCTATAATCGTGCCATTCGCAAACATACCCCCAGCCGTCCCCTCTTTCATTAATCCTATTTGGATATAGCTGTTTTGAGGTATGATTTCAGATATATTTATCTCTCCAACACAACTAAAAGCATCACCTAAAAATCCTGATGATATTAATGTTTTAACAATCGGTATATCCACTGACGTTGTGATAATGTCAGAATTATTTATAATAAATAAAGTCACGACTATATTATCAGGATCGCCACCTATACCAGGACCTATTTGAAAATCAACACTGCCCTGCATTTCTATATTTGCATCCGCATTTGTTGAGTTAATATAGAAAGCGCCACCAACACTTTTGAATTCATTCGAATTACTCTTTACATTATCATCGTTTGAATCTCCTTTTATTAGAATCGGTATAATCGGGTCTCTGTCCTCGTTTGAGAAGTATGTCAAGTCTCTATTCGAACTCATTAACGAGCTTAAGAAATCTATTCTTTCTGGCAATGTAACTCTTTGTATTTCGTTTGAGAATCCTGGAATTAGCTTATCATCTAAATCGGTGTACTCTTCTGATTCAGTTCTTTTAGTTGTGATTATATCAACATCTTCACGATTCAAAAGCTTATCCTCGAAAGAACTATCTACTAACGGGATGTTTATTTTTAACCTACTAGAATCTTTACCTATTAATTTTAAATTACCCCTAAATAATTCAAAGTTTGAATAAGTTGAAAAATCTTCCTCCCATATGATAACCGCTATTTCGGCTTCAAAGCCTTGCGTTGCAATGACTCTTTCAATAAATGCTTTACCTTCTTTAACGAATCCCAGCTTATTAATGGCATACTTCCTTAATATACCATTGTAAAATTTAGAACGTGTGTAAGAATAGCCGCTTTTATCCCAACCGTCAGGGGCATGATAAAGGCGAATAGTTCCCTCGGATGCGTTCTGAAGAAAGAATGTTAATTGTCGTGATGTATTTTTAAATTGAACTGTCATTCTGCCATTCTATTAATATGCTTAGTATGATTCTTTTTAATTCGACCACCTTGTCTTGTGATTATCATTCCATCTATTATAGAAGATCGTGCGTTTTGCTTGACTGCTTTTGTATTTTTCTTTAGTTCGCTAACTATTCCAGCATCACTAAAATTAAAACTCTGGCCTTTACTCCCTATCTCTGCAAGTCTTTCTTTAACCTGACTGTTTGGTACAATCTCAGCACCTTTTAAATCAGAGTAGTAAGTCTGACTGTGTGGCGTTAAGAATGGATCACTCCCTTTAGGAATAATAAGCTCTTGCCCTTTCTCAGCCGTTGAAACTATTCCCCCAGGAGCACTATTTGTTCCTTTAAAGAATTTAGGAATCGGAGTAGCTAAAACCGCTGCCGTTTGTATTGCTCCAGCTGCTGCATTTAATACTACTAGCGGAGCACCTAACGGTAGCGGTACTAGTGCAAGTGACTTTATTATTGCTACCGCTGTATTTATGGCTATATTCGCAATTGCTGCGGCTTTCTCTGCTTTAGCTTGCTTAGTTTTAACGGCTGCTATCTTGGCGGCTGACTCTTTCTCTATTACTGCCTTCTCAGCTTCTGATGTTGCTAGAATTGCCTTTTTCCTGTTCGATGCCTCCTCTTCTTTTATAACACCTTTTTCTAAATCCTCATCTACTTTTGCTATATCCTCTTGTGTTTGCTCGTCTAATATTTCCAAATCCTCTTCCCTTCGTTCATCTAAAAGGTCCAATTCTTCATCTCTTCTTTGGCTTGACGCCTCAAGCAGTATGTCTGTAATAGCTTGCGCTCCTTGGGCTGAGAGATCCACGATAGCATCCTTTACCATTCGCTCAATTGCAATCTTCTCATCAGCTGCTTTTTTAGCTTGACTTATAGCAAAACTAGCGTTAGATTTATTTAATCCTCTTAATTCAGCATCTAAAGCTTTCTTTCTTTTTAGAAACTCATCATCAGTTGATTTATCCTCAGCTTCAACATCCTTATCAAGCATCACCTCAAACCTTGAGGCTTCGGCCTGCTCTTTCGTTTGGTCGTCTCTGAATTTCTTCATGACCTTTGCACTCTTCTCAGTCGATTTCAGTATTGCTTTTACGCTCTGTTCTTGGAATGCGGAAAACTTTTTATCGAATTCAATATCATCAAGACTATCTTCTATATCAATAAGTCCCTGTATAAACTCATCAACACCAGTCGTTACGGCGCCAGCACCAAATATTCTATTGTATCTATCCGTATAAGCCTGTACGGCGTCACTAGCCTTCTGTGTTGCCCTTTCTTCATCTCGCTGGGCGGCTGTTAACTCTCTAATTGCATCGTTGAATAGTCCAGTTTGCGTTCTGAATTTAGCCATCTCTAATTGAGATTTTCCAAAACCACTGATCTGGTCAGCCAAAGCGACTTTTGCACTTTTTAATTTATCCTCTAAAGGGATTGAGGAAAGAACAATACTGTCAATAGTTTTCTTAAATTCACCGCCTACTTTATTGGCTTTCTCTTGTGTTCTGAATAATAAACTTCGAGCATTATCTTCCTTCTTCAATCGTTCCTCTAGGGCTTGACTAGCTTCAATATTTGCCTCTGACTTTAAAACCTCAGTTTCGGATAGTGCTAATTTTTTAATTAAAGTCTGATTGTATTTTTCAAGATTCCCTCTTAATGTTATGATGCTAACATTTTCAAAATCTATATTTTCAATTACTTCTGGTGCTATATCTTGTAATTCTTCATAAATCTCATTCCTCCTAGTGAGTGTAGTGTTCGCATTAGTAAGCTCAATTGCCAGCTTATTGACATTTAATTGCTCTTCTTTCAATAACTCTGCATTCCCGATCTTAGCAAACTCGCTTAGTGCTGAAACTATGTTCGTGAATCCCTGAGTTACAGATCTTAAAGCAGGTGTTAATTGTTCACCTAAATTAATTGCTAATCCTTGCATTGCAGACGTAGCTTTATCTGTATCGCCTTTAAGATTATCAATCATTATCTCAGCCATTCTAGCAGCTGAGCCGCCAGCCATCTCATAGGATCTTGTTAGTTTGTCGGCTGCCTCCTGATTGGTTGCTAATACTACGGCTACAGTAGCACCACGCTTTCCGAACAGTTCGAATGCTCTTGCTGATTTATTTGAAGCTGAATTTATATCGTTCATGGCCTCCTCGAACGTTAAGCCATGCTTTGTCAAATCTAAATAAACGTTCCTTAATCCAGTACCAGCGGTAGAGGCGTCTATATTTCTATCGACAAGTACAGACAATTGAGCTGTCATTCTCTCGACAGATACACCCATTTCGTCTAATGTAGGAGCCGCCGCTGATGCTGCTGTCTCGAATTTAGCTAAATCTAAAGCTGAACTACTGAATGACTTAGCCATTATATCCGTAAGCTCCTGAGTATCTTCAGCATCTTTGTTGAATGCTTTGAGCGTGCCAGCTGCTACCTTTGCGGATTGTGCCAAATCCTCACCCGTTGCAATTGATAATTCCAATATTGCATTTGTAGAGTTGATTATCTGTTTTGGCGAGAATCCAATCTTCGAAAGCTCGATTTGAAGCATGGCCGCATCTTTGGCTGTCTTTTGGGTTTGTTCTCCTAGAAATTTAGCTTGATCTCTTAGTGCTCTATACTCTTTAGCCGTAGCTCCTGAAATAGCCGCAACTTTAGCCATTGAAGCTTCGAACTCAATAGATATTCTTATTGCAGATCCTAACGCTTTAACTAATCCAGCGATACCACCAATAAGACCAAGTGCTCCAAATAATGATTTGGCCGCACCGATTACACCCTCTTTGTACCTACCTATATTATTCTTCGCTTTTGTTAATGCATCCGCATTTTTATTTAAGAATGCATTATTAGCGTTTATCCTAGTATTTAGAGTTTTTATCTTTCTTGCTCCATCTTCAGTTGTTGCGTTTATATCTCTTCTGGCTTTTCTTAATGCTTTATTTTGATTTAATGCATCTTGCTCAGTCTTTACTTCTTTATTAAGAGCGGCTACCAGATCTTTCTCCGCTTGCTGCTGCTTTGCTATAATAGCCAATGCTTTTTGCCTTTGATTCTCCAAAGATTTAGCCGCAGCCGTTTGCTCCCTTATTACCTTCTCTGCCTTTTTCCTCTCCGTATTGGTTTTCTTTAATGCCTCCTTAGACGCCTTTTCTCCAGTTATGCTTTCCTTTACGGCTGCATTTACTTTCTTTAATTCTATTTGAGACTTCGTTAGTGATAAAACAGCCTGCGATCTAGCTTTATCAAGCTTAGCATGAGTTGCTAGTTGGGCGTTTCTAATTCGTTCAGCTTCAACCTCAACCGCAGTTAATTGCTTTTTCTTCTTAGCTACATTATCATCAGACGTTGCAATTTTAGCATTTGTAGCTATTATTTTTTCACGCGATTCGGCGAATTTATCTAAAGCGCCAACAGCCTTAAGTATCTCGTCAGTTAAAAGCTTAACGTTTTCAATTGACTTCTTTGATATAACATCTTGAACTACTGCCATTATTGCATATTTTTTGTTTTATTCCACTTAGCCACGGCTTTTTTATATCTATCAGCCAAATTCGATACTTTCATTCTTCTGTCGAAATATCCCTTCTCTGGCTCAACAGCCTCTATAGTGTCAATGTGCGATTCTAATATAATATCATCCTTGCCACTTTCAGATTCAGTATCCTTCTTAGGCAATCTTTCTTTTATTTTATATTCAAGTCGCGTAATCTCACTATTAATCGGTGCTAACACTTCCTTTATCTGATCGGCTTGCAACTCTCCATGCTCTTTATATTCGGGCATAGACATTGCTTTCTCCTCTTTATTGGTTTTACATTCAACAACCGTTGGGTAGTTACCAAACAGTACCTTATATTCCTTTTGCGCCCTGATCAATAGTCTTATTTTCTCAGGGGAGTCCTTCACTGTGTAAAGCAAACTCATTCGTTCTTTAAGATTTGTGACTTTAGCCATCTTAAAAGTTAGACTATTAATTAAAATCTTATTGTCTATCTCTCCAGACACATTACTATCACTACTAAATAATTCCCTAAGCTGTGCTCCGAACACCTCAAAAGCTGCTGTTGCTTTCTTTAATGATGTTCCATTATCTCTGTACATCATTAAATAATCCTTGTCCATTATCATTTGCTGACAATCTTCAACGGACATAGTGTAAATATTGTGGTATTTGGTCATACGAGCTTAATTGTTTGATATAAGTCAAAGATACAAAAAATATCATGTTGTATAACATGTTAATGCATTCGCCTATTAAATACGCACATAGTAATTTAGCTATAATTATAATTTAAAATAAAACCATGAAACGACAAAGATACGCTATTAACGAAGTAGAGATAAAACAACTACTCGAATTAGTAGAGGGGAATGATAAGGCGGAAGATATTTTATTCCAAATAACTCACAGAAGACCACTTAATAATAAAAAGAAATCAAAAAAGAAGCCAATTAAGAAAGGTCAGGAATTAACTATTGAATTGTTAGAAACATCAGCGCTTGCCATTAGAAAAAATCTAATCATAAATCAGACCGCATCAGAAAAGCGATTCAAGGCAATGCTTAAGATGTGCGAAATTAACTATGAATTTCAAAAGATATTCTACACACTGACTGATTTTAAGAAGTATTGCGTTGTAGATTTTTATATTCCTGATAAGAATATCGTAATTGAAATAGATGGAGGCGTACATGACACCGCCAGAAATAAAGCTGAAGATTCGAAGCGGTCCAGATTGTTAAGACGAATGTTTAAAGTGGAAATAATAAGAGTTAATAATTATCAGCTTTCAAATACTGAGGAGTGTATGCGATTCATAGAGACACGATTAGAGTAATTTCTTAAACATGTTGTAGAGCATACTATATTATTTCTTAGTGTTATTATTAATAGCGTAATTTGTTGAAGTATTAATCTAGCAAAAACTAAACAGAAAATGGAAGAAAGAAAATTAAACTTCACACGAAATGACGATCAAACACCTGTAAAGATCACATCTGAATTAAAGAAAAAAGCTAAGAAAGCTTATGATACAATGAACCTGAACCTCCATTTTATGATGGAGCAATTAGGAAAGAATGAATTGAATGAGGGTATGAAAGAAACTCATTTGGGTTTAATAGAGCATTACACAAGTGACTTCTGTGATTTATTTGGTTATGAAAGCATTCAAAAGAAAGCAATCAAAGAACGCCACGCTGAGGTTCGAGGATTAAATGAAGAGAATAGAAGCTTACGCAAGCAGCTAGGTGAAAAGATTACTAATGAGGATTTAAGAGAAAGGGTTAAGAACATAGAGGCTAAATTTAATTTCTGGTGGAACTCAGAAGGGTTTGGACATTGCCGTGATATTAATATTACTGGATATGGTGGTTTAGTTGTTGAGCTTTCTGGAATGATCACAGAAGATTACAGAAGTAGAAGAGGTAAGCTTGATACGGAAGAGAAAAAGATTGATCACCTTCGTAAATTAGGCTTTGAGTGCGCCGATGATGATGGTAGATTTGTAATTGCAAATGATGCCAACATAGAATCACTTAGAAAACTTCTTATTGGTAAATTTCCAAGTGCTTCGATTTGGGAGATCGAAACAAATTACAGAAAAGGAAAGTCTGATTTTCGTAAAATAAAAATCATGATCAGAAATCTAGATGATCTTGATAGTGTTGTGTTAGATGAGAGAGAAGATTAATTAAATAAGGCCAACGGTATTAATTTATCGTTGGCTATGCCCTGCAATACCCAATAAAAGTTTCATGCTAATTATTGAAACCTTAGATTTGTATTAACTAATTAAAACTATAAATTATGCTTTCTGTAAATAATCCGAACCTATCAGTAATAATGCCAGTAGGTTGTAATGCTAAATGTGAATTTTGCTATTGGGAAAAACGCTGTGGATTAACTGCTGATAGATTTAAATTTGTAGCTGATACATTGCCCGAGATGTTTAAGCAAGTGAGTATAACGGGAGGAGAGCCAACACTAAGTAATGAATTGATCGACTACTTAAAGATTGCTAGAAATAGATTTGATAAAGTTGTGTTAAATACAAATGGGTATAAGCTAAATAAATCTCATTTTAAATTCTGTGATCATATTAATATTAGCAGACACCATTATGATGACAAAGAGAATATCAAGGTGTTCAGATCAAGGAATATTCCCAATAGATATTTATTAGCTAAATTGTGCTCTTACGGAGATGTTACTTTAAATTGTGTTCTTCCTGATGGATTTAAAGATGTTGAGTTTGTGAATAAATACATATCATTTGCAAAATCAATAGGCGCAAAAGTGGCATTTAGAAAGCATTTTAATAATCTTGATGTGTTAACTGAGATTGATAAAGACGATACGTTAATAAACGAACACAGCTGTGGAGCATGTTTGCATCGAACCCATATAATGAATGGCGTTAATGTAACATTTAAGTATTCAGTAAAGGAAACGTGCGAGGCAATAGGTGGAATATATGAATTAATTCTTCAATCAAATGGTGATTTAACCTTTGATTGGGACGGTAATAATAAGTTAACTTACGAGGAGGAATAATTATGTGGAAATTTAGAGGAAAAGAAGTATTAGTTTGTAATGATGACAATAAGCCAGGTTGTGGAGGTGGAGGTGGTTGTGGAAACTCCTAGCTAAAAATACAACCCAAAGCCAACCCGATTAACTTCTGGTTGGCTTTTTTACTAAACATGCTTTATAGCACCCGATTATATTTGATTGTGAATGTTGGGGGTTGTAGATTTGTTGTAAATAATTAACGATATGGGAAACTGGAGTAGAAATATTTATATAGGCAACTTAAACACATTATTAATCAGAGAGATGTGTGGGGTTTTGAATACGAAAACAGATGGTGAGCGTCACATTCTAGAGCGGAGACTAATGCAAAATACCGAAATTGAGCTTATTAGTGCAAAACACAGGGTGTTCAGTAAAAGAATTGATGATAAATATGGTAGACATGATACGCATCCAGAATTTAAGAATGAATGCGATAAAATAGATTTGTAAATAATTAAAACTAAGAGATATGAAAGAAATTAACCTAGCTGCATTTGCAAAACTACACTGCATAGAGTCTTATGAGTTATTATGTTTTAGTAAATTTATGAGTCATCATTTTGGAGTGATCGATTATAATAAATTAGAACGATGCTGTATTGAAAGCGCAACATCATTTGATAAGCTTTATGATTTATTCAGTAGAATAGGAAGGTCTGATTATGATATCACAGTGTCTTTCGATGGATTCATTAGATTTATCTGTGAGTGTAGTAATGTTGGAATGTCAACTGATGTGATATGTTATAACATGCACTCAAGTGGATTAATAAAGCGCAAAAGAAACGAATTTTTAAAAACCATTTAACATGAAAGCAACAAAACTAAGTAAAATTAAAAACGTATTCGGTGGATTATTTATAATCAGCTTAATATGGCTAATGATCGAATTATTCTCTGAAAGTTTTAATCCTATAGCGGCTTATGTGTGTATGGTGATGTTTATTATTACTGCTTATACTGGATATAAACATGCTGAAATGGCTAGTAAAGATCCTGAGGGATTTATTAATGATACAACATCTGAACTACAAAAGAAGTATCCTGAGTATTGGAAAAAGTACGGACATTATTATAAATCCAAATGGATGATTATTCTTACGCTTGTCGGGTTGTCGGTTAATTGCAATGGGCAAACTACATTCGAAAAGGACTTTCAAGAGGCTGATAGTTTAATTAGTATGAAAGACAATGTGATTCGAGATATTATTAATCCAGTTAATATTAATAACGGAATAGAGCTGCCTTACACATTAAGAATTTATAATCTTGATCTAGTAGACGATTTGAACATTACCGTTAATATGCTATTAGAATACAAGAAAGAGTGTTTTAATGATAGTACTTATGTGGAATATTACAAAGCCCTTAAATCCCCTTCTGAGGTTTATGATTCGAAAACAGGAATCACAACAACTCTAGCGGTGTATATTGTGCCATCGTTAATTAAAGAATGGCAGCACAAAACCCCATCCTTCCCCGACTTCCTGGAATGGATTGAGAAACGCAAAACTAAATAATTATGGGACTATTGCAAGATTTTCAAAACTGCCAGACAGAATATGCAGCCTGGCTTTACGCGTCTGTATTCATATTAATGGGAATGTTTATAATGTTCTTGATTTATTTAGTGCTTGGATTAATAAAAAAGCCAAGTAATGAAATTAAGAACCCAATAAGTGAGGAGTTGATTAAAAAGGTTGCCAACTACAATGATGAGACTTGTCTTATCGATAAAAACGATATTATAGAGATACCCAATACAAAAAGGATGTATTTCACTAGACCAGATCCTTATCAATTCTGTGTTAAATTACCAACTAAATACCCGTGATTTAATAAAACATGCTACACAGCATATAATTAAACTTGTGGTTGTAATGTCGATACTATAATTTTGGTGTTATAATCACAAATAAATAAAAACTATGGAGCCAAAAGTACTTTTAGTAATTGCATTACTCACATTTGCCATAATCCTATTGGGTGTTTGGATTTACATTCTCAATAATGAGCTGGACGACATTAGCAATAGACTGGAGTCGTTAGAGGACGAATTAAATAATATTAATCCTAAATTGTCATGAAAAACTTAATAACATTAATTATCGCATTACTCCCAATCATTGGGAATGGTCAGAAGCTTATAGAAGTCTCATTAAACAATGAGGACAAAGCAATAGGGCTAAACTATATCGATGCAGGTAATCACTTTATTATCGGTGCTGAGAGTGGCTTATTTAAGTATGGGTATGCCAAGGTGGAGCATCAGAAATACAAGATAGGTTATTCTTTGATGTTCGGTGAGATGTTGGATGGATATAACACCTTAATATTAACCGCATCACCTTGCTATAATAAGTACAACGTGATTTATAATGATGATCATATAAAACGTATGCCTAAATGGTCGTTTGAGATATCAGCACGGACTAATTTAACTGATCGTATTTATATGGGTATTCAATGTGACATTATACGCTGCACGGGAGGATTTAACTTGGGATTTTTAATATTTAAATAAAATGGAGAAATCAGAAAATAATTATTTTACGTTCGGTGGGAAGAAAAATAATGAACGTATAGTTTATTATAAAGACCTGCCAAAAGAAATTAATAGCAATCTAGATGCATCTATAAAAGTAAGGTGTGTGCATCTTGGATCATCGTTTGCAATAGCTGCCTTGAAAGGAGGTTATGATCCTGAGAAGGTGTCTTTGAATATACTAGTATCTAAAGGGCTATTAAAAGATTCTCATCTTTAGCATCTTTTAAGGCTGATTTTATTAAAAAGAAAGAGTAATTAATTTAAAATATTGAGATTATGGATTGGAAATTTGCAAAACTATTTGATTTAGAAGAATTAGAAACACAAGTAATTGTATATAAGGATTCGGACAGTGAAGATAAGGACGTTATCGTTGTCGTATTGCATTTTGATGGAGACTCGAGCTGTAAACTAACTTTAGGATATGAAGGTGATGTTACTGAAAGAGATAAGCAATTCGATTTATTCGACAAAGATAAAGCTGATAACATCTACAAAACGACATATAACACATTTTATGGGCATGATGATGATTCTGATTTTCCGAATTAAAGTTTTAAATACAAACAAAAGCCTCCACAATCGGAGGCTTTTTTATTTGAATATTTTGGCTACTATCACTTTCCCATAATCCTCATCATTTTTGTTTCTAAATCTCTTTGTACTTTTACGAGTCAATCCCCATATGTCACCATATTGCGTGATAGATGGATATGTCGCAAGAATGCTCTTATTAAACATCTGCCAAGTTCCACCAACCTTATCAAATATAATATCATCGTGCAAGCCGCCTTTTTTAACGATCTTAAGGTCTGGAGTTCCAAACCCAGGTAATGTATTCAATCTATTTTTGAATCCAGCATATGAGAAAGATGCATACTCTTGGGTTATCTTATTACCAGTTAAATTAAGTCCATCGGTTAACTGTTGCTGATTTAATAAAATAGCAAAAGAGGCATTCTTCTTAATAACTATCTCAGCCTCTTTCTCAGCGTCGAATTTCTGTAATTTACTTAGTAATTCATGAATCGTTATTGCCATCTGGCTTATAATTTAAATCTTTATTAAACTTATTAACTTCATCGCAAGCCTTTATATACGCATTTAAATGATAACTCATTAATTTAACAGCTTTGATGTGTTCATCTGATATTGGACACTCTACTTTTGCCATGGTGTATATTTTAGTTGATGTAAAGGTACAAAAAAAACCAACCTTAATAAAGATTGGTTTTTATACGTTAAATTAAGCATCAGTCCCCATAAATAAATCCTCCTGATTAGTTTTAGTGCAAAACGCGTGTCTTAATGACTTAGTACTTCAAAGATAATCCAACTATTCCGATTCTACAACATGTTAAAGAACACACTCTTTTATTTTATCGTGTTATTGTTATTGAGTAGATTTGATATTATTAACTAATAAATAATACTATGAAAGAGAATATTATTTTAATATTTAAATCGCTTTTCGTTATATATTTTTTCATTAATGGAATCATTGGACTGGCTAAAATATGCGAATTAATACTTAACGATAAATCCATATGCATATTATGGAGACATGTTTTATTTGCAAACATATTCATCACCGCATGTATGGTATTTCTTGTAATGTTTATAGCTACTATCGAATATTTTAATTTATAATCATGAAACTTAAACAATTCTACGAAACCACAGAGCAGAGAGTTCCTTTCAATGAATTATCTGTTGAGAGTTTGGATATATTGGAGCAATCAGACGCTTATAAGAGTTATTGTAAGGCATTAAAACGATTAGATGCATTCTTATATGTGGAAAGTATTGTATTGTCTCTAATCGGGACTTTAGCGATAGGTATTTTATTATTAAACGAATTATTAAAAAATTGGCAATGAAAGATAAGACATTAAGCATGATAGTATGCTCATTACTCGTATTAGTGGTTGTGTTGTGGATGACTCAAGCATATTTAACGTTAACGATGAATGCTGATGATCACAAGAATTACGAAGGAAGTTTAAACGAAACTATAAATCGTGGTGATTTAGTAAAAGCCCTTGATAGTCTTGAGATTATAGGATATGAATGCATCGATATGTCAGGTAGTAGTATTAATAATATTATTAGTCCTGATTCCATTAACGATAGTTCATCCCAAAACAATACTATTCACATAAAAGGATTTATTCAATGTAATACTAGTGGGTTTAATGTTAGTGACATTGTGTATTTTGATGATAACGATTCATTACGGTTGGCAGGTGCTCATGATTGGGAGTTGATGGATACCGTATTTAAAGGTGTTATAATTGAAATTAAGTGAATTGTATTTTATCATTAAACGAGGCTTTAAAACAGATGTAATGGAACTTAAAAAATACATACATAGGCGATTTCCTAAAAACTCAGAGTTGATAATCAAATCATTTGATAATCAAGACCTTGTCAAGCTTAAGAATAAGGCATATAAGGTTGGGACTTTGCTTAAATCAAGTGGTCAGAATAAAGCTGGTGATTTGGTTATATATCACAGGACAAAAGAATATGACGAGTATTATAATGGTCTTTATTATGAGAGTCCAACGTGGACGGGTGGATTTGAGTATTACTACTACTTTCCAAAAGAAAGTTGCATGATATATCAATCATCATATCAATTACTAGTAAAGCCACTCGTAGAGGTTTAATTAAATAAACACCAATTAATTTAAATAAGAACTAAACTAATTAAAATGAAAAAGATATTCCTATTCCCGATCTTGATAGTATGGTATTTAATCAGTAAAACATGGATTGGTAATATATCGATCTTTGTATCATTCCCATTATTAATTGTATTGCATTTTGATTCTGAGACTCGAATGGGAATAACAGATTTAGAGGGCTTAATATTAGCCTTTATTCTTATATTTGCATCACTAATAGCCTTGGTGTTGTTGTTTTTATTAAATAATTACTTGTATAAAATAATGAGTAAAACTTACACGGGCTTGCAAAAACACTTAAATTAAACCAAAATGAAAGAAATTAAAATTACAGATCCGATTAAAATAATTTCTCAAGTAGATTGTAATGTGACTACGACCGTAGAGGATGGGGTTAGAATTACGTTGTTTGAGCCGAAGGGTGCCGATATTATCCTTGATGTTGCCAAATGGTATATTGATAATCAAAATCACGTATGGCTTATAATGAAGTCGTATGCAAATATGGTTGATTGTGTTGGATTTTACAAAGGCAAATGGAAGAATAAATTTCACATATCAGGTCTTTATAGTATGGAATTAGCCAACATGAAAATAGTTGAAAGTATCTTAATCGAAGAGGCTAAGAATAAAGGATGGGAAACCACACAAGTTGAATACAATATAAACAACAATCAATTATGGTTGCTGACTAAGGGTGGTGATACTATTTTTAACGGTAAAACTGGTGAGTGGTCCGAGATTATAGACGAAAAGAAACCTCTCTATACGAATCTATTTGAAAAACATTCATTCTGTAAAGGCGACGAAATATGGAGGGTTCGATTCCATGATCTACAGCCGATTTTATGCAATCCTTCTACGTCAGATTATAATGAAAACTCATCGTACTCTGAAGTGTTAAGTAGTTCTAAAGCTTGCTTAGATTGGATATATGCCAACATAGGACGATGTAGAAATTAAAACAAAAACCCGATACTCATTAGAATATCGGGTTTTTTTTATTACTCTTTAGGAGCTTTCTTTTTAGGTGGTTCAATACCTATTTTCTTAGCTTCTTTATCAAAGTCTGACACTGGACATTTCAACCCGTGGGCTTCATTCCATTTCTTCAGCTTCCCATATCCCAGACTTTTAAATGCCAATGGGAAACCTCCAAACTTAGCCATTATACAGTAAGACTTACATTACCAGAAACGAACCCAACTGGAGAACCTTTCTTAACTCTGAAAACAACATTGTCACCAGCTGCCAAATCTACAGGACCATCCTTCTGAATTGTCAAGGTGTAAACTCCAAGACTAACCTCAACCGCTACAATTGTAGGACTTGTGACGTTACTTGAAACAACTTCGAAATCGGCAGTAACTAAACCAAGTTCAGCACCAGCACATCGAGCGTTAACTTGAACATTGACATCACCAGCGGCATAAACTCCAGCTAAAGACATGTTTAATCCAAAAGGAGTCGCTTCGACCAATTCAAGACCTGGATTCCAGTCTGGAGTACCAACAACAGCATTCTCGAACTCGTCATAAGAAACGTGATTTACATAGATAGTCACATTCTTATCTATATCAGACTTTTGTGGAATACCTTTGGTTAGTGCTGTAATTTCGGCCTTAAAACCCTTCTTGATTCCACTAGACAGCTGATAAGCGTATATATCACCATCTTTAGTAATATATCTTACTCGATACGTTCCACCCTTAAGAGTCTTCAGTAACGCTTGCTGATCACAGAAAGACATATCAGCAAATACAGTACCGTTTGGGATAGGTCTGTTGGTGATGATATTTCTTGTGTTATCAAGAGTTAAGACCGCTGGGTCCGCCGTTCCTGTTTCGTAGTCTGCAATCTTGAAGATGTACGATAATAATGTTTCATTCACGAAAGCCTTATTCGTTGCCTGATTAATAAAATCAGCATCATCCGAAAACGATACAGATAAATCATCGACAATTAAGTATTCCGCTTTGCCTATTTTCTTTAAACACTCAACCGCTCCGGCTGGCATTACTGATGCACAAAATTCACTCATATTTTTAACAATTTAAATTGTAAATTACTGTTGTACTTATTTTAAATAAATGATAAGGATGCATATTATCTTCAGATGCTTTATCGTAATCCCATGTACTATAAGACTCGAATCCAGTTGTTAGGCTATTCCCATCACTTAGAGCAAAAGAACTAGCATTAATTAACTTTATTACATCTTTATAGGCTGTTTCAGTTGCATCTAACCTATCTAATAATGGGTAAAGCTTTGCCAAAGAAACTGCAAAATAAATACTCACCTTTGCATTAATATCAGAAGCACCAATCACATCACGAGCCGGTTCAACATCAAAAAAGACCGTAGAGTCGTTAAAGTCCTGAAGTAAAACTTCTTTGTAATCATTGCCTGATATTTTAATCTCTGGGATCAACTTATCATCTCGCTCATTACGAAAGCAACGACCATAAAACGAATTAGTTTTACCATTCCATAGATTACTAACAAATAATAATCTTAAACGCTCTATTGGCACATCTATTCCTATCATCTTAACGTCCCCCTTGATATTAGTGGTTCTCTAAAAAGCATCTTCCTTAAATCACTGATTGAAGACTTTAACTTTCCTTCTATCCCAGCTATACCAATATTTCTATCACCATAAAGATCTAAATACAAGTCTTTGAATTGATCCGTTATTCTCTCTGTTCTGTTAGATCTGGTCGCAGACTTAAATAAACGTAGACACTTATCCGCCATTTGTAACTGAATAGAATTCCAGAATAGATTCTTATTTCTAATTATCAGCTCTGTATAGTCATTATAGATATCAACACCGATATTTAAACCAAATACAAAAGATGATTCTATTACACTTGTAACGTCTAAAACCTCTGTATTGTGATTAATGGTAACAGGATTAATATAATAACTTCTTGTCCTGATTTGAATATTAGAATTATCGAAATCCTTCTTGAATGCCCTAGCTCCATCTAGATCATCCTCGAAATATCCGATATAGAAATTACCACCTTTATGAGTAATATCATCAGATACGAACCATCCTAAATCCACAATCGTACTTTCACCAGCTACAACGGTAACCGATTTTGTTTGAATTGGAGCTTTAAGATTGGAATTAAACAGATGAATATTGAATGTTTTATCAGTATCAAAAGATAATTCTATCCAAGGAATTCTTAATATACATCCAATATTAACAGTTGGGATGACTTCAAATCCAACAAATCTATTACTTGGTGTGATAGTGTTAGAGAACGCTTTCTCAAACGGATAAAGATTAGCTGATTGCTTAAAATCACTTTGACCACTAACAACTTTACTACACGTTTCAATTATTACAGCCTCTTGCAATTGCTTTATGAAAAGATTGAAATCGGCATCATCAGCCGTAATATCTTGCTGTGTGTCTTTAATGTTTTTAATGGTGACAAGTGGCGAACCGTCCTGGAAAAACAATCCAGAATCAGACACTTGATTAGGAGTATCAACTATATCATAGCCCGTTATGGGGGATTGACGAAAGCCAACCCCTCCAAATAAAGCTAATTGTATTTTATCCGATCTAAACATATTAGTCTAGCTTTGGTAGATATGAGAATGAACATGTAGTTGTGTGTGTTCCTGACCCAACAACTTTGAATCGATACGCTGCAAACGGACTTACAGTAACCGCAGCTTGCATAACTAATCCATCTATTACTGTTTCAGTATCTGATGCATAAAAATCAAACTTCCCAGCTACAGTGGTAATCTTTTTGAAATTAACACCATCCAAGCTACCCTCTAAAGTAACAGTCCCAGCACTGGTGCCTGTAAGATTAACAAACGATGCTTGCATTGTCAATGTGCCTTTAGCACTCGTGCTATCTATTAAATCAGAATAGATAGTTGCTGTGTCCGTTAATAGGACATCTAGTAAATTATATACTGCCATGATATTAATTTTTAAGCAGGCACTAGCCCGAATGAGTAAATAGTTGAATCTGTTTTACCAGCGAAATCACCAGTTGCTCTGAAAGCAGATAGTGGAGCTGAGAAATAAGCCATATCCCAAGAGATTTCGATTTGATAAAGAACATCTTGCTCATTACCGTTTTCGCCTGACGTATCAGTACGTTTCGCATACATTGACATCGCAGCATCAATAGTATATTTCACATTACCTTTGTCATCAACAACAGGAATTTGAATACTACCAAAATCACCTACTTCAGAAGAAATAGCCTTTGCCATATCAATACCTTTACGGTTTTGCTTTGGAATCCACTGGAATACACCAGCTAAATCCATAGGGAATGCAAGAGCTGAACCATTAAATCCACTCAAAAGAGACTTAGAAGTCTTGATGATTTCACCACCACCAAATTGATAACCTAAGTTTACTGAATTACCAACACCCTGATTCAATGAACGAACCATATCAATGTGAGCTAACGAGTCAGCTACAATCATTAATTCAGTATTATACTCATTGTTACCCATGTTAGCCTCAACTTGCTCTTTCCAATAATCCTGTTGGTTAGCATCAAGTTGCATGTTGTAATTTACATTATCCCATGTTCCGCGAACACCACCTACATTAATCTGAGTCTTATCAGCTAACAATTGAGCGATAAACCAATTATCTGCTTTCTTAAGGTTATTCATTACGCAAGACTTAACGCCCTTTGCAAATGCTTCTTCCCAGGTGAATGTATTGTTATCTAACTGCTTCATTGAAATACTAAAAGTATCAACGAAAGATTCCCACAATAATTCAGTTCTTAATGAATCATTTCTGCCTCCTGTATGAAGTGCTTCTCTATCAGTCTTGGACCCATCGGCCTTTCTGATTTGGAAATCATAGAATGTAGCTCTATCTTCTCTTAATCTAAGAGCTGCTAAACTTGGGTTTGTTTTCTCCCCAATAAAAGCCGTTGCCAATGCCGCTGTATCGGGCATTCTAAACTCGGCGTTTGCATATGCTTCAGTAACTCTTGCGATGCCACTAAGAACATTTGTTGGTGTTAAATTTGCCATTTTTGTTTATTTTAAATGAATTGTACTTATTTATATTGGACACCGCCAATTATTACTAATAGCACCGCTATTTATTATTCTGATTTTGATGTTGTTAATTCCATGAACTCTTTAATTCCTTCTGGAGAACTTGGATTAACTCCTTTTTCATTAAGAAATTTGTGAGCTTCTTCAGGAGTTTTGCCGCCTTTTTTGGTACCAGATCCGCGATCTCCACCACCCATTCCTGAGCCTTTAACCCACTCTTTTTGTTCAATGAATGACTTAATGACATTATCAACAGATTCTGGCTTACCTAATGAATCAACCATTAATTTTCCATCCTCTTTTCTCGTCATTGTTTGGGTTCCGTCCGACTCACCAAATTCAAACGAATTAACAGTGATCATTAATGCATCACTTCTGCTTATCTTCATTTTCTCAGGAAGAGATTTTAATATTTTATTATTTCTCTCCTTAGTTTTAATTTCTCCCTGTAATCCCACATACGCCTTATCTTTATCCTCGACAGTTTTTAATGTATTTGAATGAGTTTCGAAAAGAGTCTTATATTTATCCTCTTCTGTCTTAAGCTTTCCTTCAAGCTCAATTTCTCTTTCACCTGGCTTTGGATTCTTATATTTCTCTTCAAGTGTAGATGTTATACTAGTAGTTAATTTTTCAACTATTTTGCTAGGATCTTTTTCACCAGCTGCTAAGTCTAACCCAGCTGCTTTGGATAGTTTTTTATAGCCTATCTCAATTCCAGCATCGGTTAGTGTTGTTTTTAACTCGGCTTCATCAGCCTGCGTAATTACCCTACCAGATAATTTTAAATCAAGCGTTACTTCATTTTCTTTGGACAAAGCACCGCTTATTTCTTCCTCTGACACACCGGACAAAGTTGAAATCCATTTAATATTTGCTTGACTTAAACTCATAATTTAATTTTTCTTTTCGTTAATTCTTTCAATTAATTTATCGTCACTGATGTCAGATCTAAAACTAACATCTAATTTTTTAGCTTGTGATTCTAGCTTTAATCTTGATTCAGACTTAATCACTTCAGGCTTAGCTTTCAATTCAGCTTTTAAACGCTCAATCTCATTTTTCATTGATAGAAACTTGTCTTCTTTGCTTTTAATAGCCTCAGATTCAGCTTTTCTATCATCTTCAGCCTTCTGATTAGCTTCGTCTTGTTCTTTAGAACTCACGTAATAAACGCCGCTTCTTTTCCATCCCTTATTAAGAACATCAGCGTGTCGCTGCTCTAATCTACAATCAGCCTTGATTAAATCCCCTATTACGGGCTTACCATCTTCAATCACAACTCTACCAGTGCCATGATCTTTTTTCAGGTAATGTTTGTTAAATGATTTTTCCATTATTCTACTATATTTATATTAGTACTCTTTGAATTTGCAAATTCTTCTAATTGCTTATCTAATGTTTTTAATTCACCATCAATAACCTCTTTAATAGTTTTGGTTTGCATCCAATCAGAGAAGTAAAGTTTCTTTTTATAATCAACTTCGGCAACACCAAGGCTTTTAACTGTTACGATATCCCAATGAACAAACGGCTCTAACTTAACCTTTTTCATCTCATAAGCGAATGCCATTCCATTTTCTCTGAATTCACTCTCTAGGAATTGAGCCAGTAATAAATCAAGTGTTGTAATTGGTGCATTCTTTTCTTTTGACTTTAAATACTTATCCCAAATCTGATCAGGTGTTTCAATTAAGTATCGTCTACCATATTGAATAAATGCTCTTTCGAATGTTTCAGGATAATAAAACTCACCGAGTAAATCAACAAGATTAGTATGTATTAACTCAATTGATGAACTGTAGCGATCTAATCTATTATTTACGGGCTGAACATCTATAAATCGCCCTGTTGCTGTTTCGTTATCACCTGCCTCTTGAGTGGTCCCCCAATGTGAATAATAAATCAACTCAGCTGATCTATCTACGGAATCAGTCATCAGCTTCCATGCTTCTGTTGGCATTGTTATAAATCCCGAGATATCTGGAGCAATCTTTTGCTCATCTCCTCTTGGTATTTTAAGCTTAATACTATCAGTTACATCTTTTCGTGTGTTTTGTCCTGTCCCATTACAAGATGGGCAATCAATATCACCTCTATTCCTATCTTGACCTTGTATTGATCCAGATCCGCTACACTTATTACAATCGTCGATATAAATCCACTGTTGAGGATAGTTATGAAAGAACTCAGCAATAGATAACACTGAGTTAGAAACTAGATGTTTATTTAATAGCTCTACCTGAGCATCAATAGGCGACTTCTTCCATCCTGTTACTGGATCAATAAGATTAGAGCATAATACAGCTGGGACCTTCTCGAAGCTATTAGGAATAACCTGAAGCTCTTTTATATCTTCACCGCTAACCTCGTATAAGTAATAGGCATCACTATTGACATACCAAAACGTTATCGTTTCAGCAGCTTCCTTATCCTCTCCCTTGGTTATCACATGAGGCTCGAATATTACCCAATCAACATGAATACCATTCTGCTCGTATGCTCTTATCGAATGGATGCTTTTATAAGTCGGTAATGCTTTATTATTCTCTGATCCTTCCTCTGGTATTTCTATAAAAGTCAACCCATTAGGATCAACTAGGAAGTTATGGAACCACACTTGTTCTATATACTGAGACATAGATAAGCCGCCCTTAACGTTAGTAAGCTGCTTTATAAACTCTTCTTTAGCCGTATCAGATGTGAACTCGTAAGTCTTAGAACCGCCTCTTGCACTAAAAGCATTGTCAACGTTCCTCAATAAATCCTCAACAACTGCCTTATTTGAAATAGCATGTTTTTGACGTGCTTCAAATTGGCTCTCATTCTCATAATTATTAATCTTGGCTAGATATTTTTGCATACCTACACCATCAACATGAAGTCTTAGTTTATCGTTCATGCATCTAGCCGCATCAATGCGTGGATCAAGCTCCCCTAATACAATGTCCTTAATTTCAATTAGTGTTGGCATATTGTTTTAAATAATTATTTCATAAAGGTAACGAAATTAATTTAATTAAAATACAAATTAATTTATGTGTTGTACGGCATGTTTTGCGGAGAATAGGAAATAAAAAAACCTGAGCGATTAAACTCAGGTGTTATTTATTTACAAGTAAAGCACATGTTCATTTACGTACATTCACTTTAGCTGGGTATTACCAACAATGGTATTACTTAAGCTTGGCAATAAGTTTTTCATTATCATTAGCTAATCTTCTTACAATGTAATACATCATCTCTGTGTCATCCATCGAAAGAGCTCTATCTATTAAATCTCTATTCTTTTCAATTTGTTTTTTAATTTTCTCTTTATCCATAATTTTAAAAGTTGGTAATATTAAATAAAAACAATAAAAAATTACTAGCATTCATGCTCTTTATCGGCATATAGATTACAGCCGCACTCGCAACAAAATCCAGTAATCCCTTTCTCTTTCATTTCAGAAAATTGAGTTTCGATATTATTAATACTCTTATCTGCCATCGCACATAATCTATCTATGTATTCCTTACTTCTTTCGCCTTTTAATTTCTCAGTTGCCATTATCGTAATTTTTAAAAGTTCTTATTATTGGTCATTATTAATACTATTGAGCTGTAAATCTAACACCTTAATATTTACCATCAAATAAATAGGATATGTTGTGTAACACTTTAAGCAAGAAAACCTCCCAATTATGAGAGGCTTTTTATTACGATGCCTTTTTCGTATGGGTTACTGTTATGTGCCATACGAATACCCAATAATTAGTTTCTTCTTTATATGCATGTCCCCTTTTCGCGTTCCATCCCCATACGTAGTTCTTCTGAGGGAATAAATAACAATACTTCTTCATCCTTTTAACTCTTATATCAAGATGTTTAAATCTAAATATATTGAACGGTTGTATAAACGAGATACACCCAAATAACTCTTTGGTTGTCTTGTTGTAGATTTTCATTTTTCAGTTTATTAGCTTTATTATTATTAGGTGTTCTTTATGGTTGTCTATCTTCGCAATCAAACGCTCTGCCCATGCAGAATCCGCCTTTATAGTATATGCATTGTGCATTTTTACAGTAACAGGTATCTACTTCTTTACTCTCATTAATGTAAGGTGATGGTTTTAGTTTAATAATACTCGTAACGTCAACGTCTTTGTTTTTAAGTTTGCTTAATTCAGCCTCTCGACATGATATTAATCCTTCAGCGGTAGCGCAAGCTCCTGTCATTTCTGGCCTATCCTCTAATGTTGTAATTACAGATTCAAATAGTCCAATCTCTGATGAAAGATCATTTAATTTATCAGCTACTTTTTTACCATCTAATCTTCTACCTGTTGCCGATTCGCTTTCGGTATCATCTATTTTACCGTAGACAGATTCAAATATATTTAACCACGCCTTAACACCCTCATCTTCTGTTTTTATAAAGTGATTAAAATGTCCCTCATCACTAACACTTGTCATATTAACAATGCATTTAGTATCGATTAATCCCCAATCAAATGATTCGTGTGACGATTTAATAATGCCAGTAAAGATAAATGTATTTTCATCTATAATGTGCCTCACCCAATCTCTCAATAAGTCTTTATTGGCGTTAATTAATCTATCTTCAATATAGTTTGATTTATCGCCTGCATTGATTCTTTCAGTTGTGAATCTGTGTATTGTACCCATATCATTTAGTATTAATTAATCCTGTTCGCTTCTCAACATGAATTCTCATTAAGTAGCTATGTTCATTCAGACTTAGTGCTCTTTCTTTACTTGAATTAACTATCATGTCGATGTTTCTATTCACCTCAACATCATCACCCTTTAATTCTTTAATCCAATCTATATCGCTTATATCTGTAAAGTCTTTACCAATGTTAGAGTAAGACTTATCTATTACTTTATTACAACCTTTATTTTCGTTAGCTTTATTACTCATATTATTTAGCTTAGATTAATAATATGCAATTTAATCATTACTTAATTGAATAATGAAAGTTTAAGTATGTTATGGAACATGTTGATGTTTACCAGAATGCGGATCTTTCCACAACTAGCTCGAAAATCATTCTCATTAATAGCATATCAAGATAATCGGGTGAGTGACCGAGTAGTTCTTTCATCTTGTCTTTCTTAATCAATCGCTTCTTATCTACATCTACATTATCTCTCTTCAAGCATGTTGATAGCTCTTGTTTTATAGCCTCTTCTTGCTGTGGACTGCAATTGATCTTTATTGATCGCTTGTTTATTAATTCAGCGAGTTTAAAGCCGCACTCATCTTTTAATATTCCATATTCTTTCTTGTTAATAGCGCCCGATCCACCGTGAAATGTTTTAATATTCTTAATGTATGATTCAAGATAAGACCCTAGCCCATCACTATCCGCTACTATTTGAGTATTACCAACCCTATTTATTGTTTTCAATTCCTTAAGCGCAAGCTCAATGTCTCTACCTGTGCATTTTTGCATATCAATAGCGACATTACAAACAAGACCACTCCAGTATCCAGCAATAAATTTATCACGGCCTTGCATTGCCAGGTCAGCACTAATCCTTCCATTACCTCCTTGAATATGGCTATTTGTAAATAGATCACATATAGCATCATAATCACATAGTTTTCTAGGGTCGTCATCGTAATCAAAGTTTCCATGCACCTGTCTTTCAATTGTTGCCGTATCGCCTGTTGCGATTAAGTCATCTATCCATTCTTTAACCGATGGGTGAGGATTATCAGATGGTAAAGCTTGTATAAACTTCTTGATTATTGATTCTGTTTTATCCCTGAACGGTATCCAATATCTTGAATACACATGGTTTTTATCTGGATTAAAGCACTCGAATAGCTTTCTCTTGATATTATATGTGTCGTTTTCTCTCCACCCTGTACGCTCAAATAGCTTATTAACAACAGTTATATTAGTTTCATTAGACTCATCTATTGCGCATTTAGTTAACTCAAACCCCCCAAATCGAGTATTGAGAGGATCAGACGGCTTATACATCGAATCGATTAAAAATATATCAGATCCATTATTGAAAATAAGTTTATTTAGTTCTTGATTGTAATTATAATGAGTGTCGTTATTGAGAATACCCTTCACTGCCTCGAATCCATAGAACCCTAACTGTTTAAATAGAGTTATAAGAACAGTTCTTTTAAGAGTTGTTAGCTCCTTTCTTGCTAATCCCCATGCAATGCCAGGATAAGCCGTGCAGTCGAATATCATTGCGGTACATTCGATTATCGACTTCCCAGAACGTGCCGAACCACCATAACCCACATGCGTAGTAACATTATCAGACAGTAATTCAATCGCTCTGACCTGCTTTTTTGTCATATAAAAATAATCCCCATTAGCATATTTACCAATAGGGATTGACGAATACTCTTTACGCTTATAAAGCTCTATATAGATGTCAAATTCGTGCTTATTCAATTGTCTTTATTGTCGATTATACTCATCGCATTAGCTCTTGCCACTAGGTCTTCTGTTGAAAGTTTAGATATATCATTTAATGACTTACCTTTAGTTGTATGATCAACCTTATCAGGCTCATTATAACCCATCATTTTATTAATCTCTGATATTGCTGGTAGTTTCGGGAATAACTTAATCTTAACGAATTCAATATTTATCTCACCATCCTCTCCTACTTTCATCGTCTTGGTTTCAGTGCTTTCAATTGCTGCTTTCTGAATCTCTGTCAACTCATTGAAATCCATAAGTTTAATCCATGTATCATGAAGACTTGCGATACTCGAATAAGCTATTTTAGCAAGCTCTTTTAGGTTTCTTAATTTTGACACTCCAGCCTCTATTTCCAAGTCATTTTTTATAAAGTCAATATATTGCTTAATGTAATCTTTTGTAAATATGGCATAAGCTATCTGTCTAGCCGAATCTTCACTGTATCCAGCGGCTCTTGCAGCCCTTGCTTTATTCCAATCAATGATATATTCATGACAAATAATAAGCTCCTTATCGGTGAGCTTTTCGTCTAGTTGGGAGCGTGTATATTTTTCAGCTTCTTCAGCCATTTTATTGTGTTTTAATGTACCCCAAATATACGAATAAATTTTAACATGCTTTAAATGCAAAAACCCGACCTAAATTAATAGATCGGGTTTTGTAATTACGACTCAAACCGAACCGGTCGTTTCTTTTTATGGTTTTACTACGGTCTTCTCAAAGTTTGAGGATAGACAGGATTCCATACCTGTGTTTTCGTGTAAACCACGTGTCCTAGAAGCTCCTAGACGACTATCCAATAAATAAGAATCTTGGACCTTTCGTGTACCTTACTAACTCCGTTCTTATTCTACTGTAAATATAACCCTTTAAATCTTCCCCTGCAACATGTTGTATAGCATGCTCGGGGTGGGTTTATTATTCAACCTTAAATGTCACACTATCACCATGCGTATAGAGTTTTCCTTTATTTACACACGTATTGCCTCTGCCTTTTACGTACGCATCACAATTAGACTTACCGCAGTCGTTTTTTCCTACGACATCATCATACAATCCACACCATATGAAGAATTTCTCCTTAGTATCCTTAATTGCTTTCAGTACAGAAATCTCTTTAACACCATCAGACTTTGCTATTTCCATAAAATAATCTAAAGAATAACATTCTGTAGCATCTTCATTTTCAAAATATAATTTCTTCATATCTCTATTTATTTTACCTCTCGGTTGTTGAATTAACAATCATCTTCACACTTCAACTCTGTTTTAAATGCTACACTTACATTTATTATCGCTTCGCAATGCATACATGACTGAGTATTTGGATTGTTATTTGGTGATATCTGCTCGGGAATACCACGCTCTAATGACACCGCCTCCCCTTTGCAATTAGGGCATATTATTTTATCTCTATATCTTGCCATACCTCTATTTTTTCACCATCTCTGGCTTTTGGTTAATTACTCGCTCATTAATTTAGTCAATGCGTTATCTGCAAAAACACCTATATTCTTAGCAAAAGCATAAGGACTATCCTTATATCGATATGCGACATCATCTAAATCAGTGTGCATTTTATCAAACACTTCAATGAATATCTCAATATTCTCTTTGCGCTTTTCATCTACTGAAGAATCTGCAATTGGATTGATAGGCCTAATTAGCTTTTTAATTACTTCATAAATTTGTTCAGAATTCATATCTATATTTTTATGCCCAGTTTACTTAGGCTTGGTGGTTAATTATAATGCAAACGGTGTTTTTATAAATACGCCTTTAAACGGAAAGAATACAAATCCTTCAGCCATATTATCTCCGATCATAACGTCCATGTTCATATACTCAACATCACAGAAGGACATGTTAGAATCTTGCTTTTGTACTCCATTAGGCATCGTGCTCACAATATCAGATTCACCGCACGGACCATGCTTTAATATTGATTCTTCAATCTCTTTTATAATTGATTCTGGAACGTCATCAATACATTCAATAGATTTAGATATCGGCTCCAGATGATTTTTTATTATACTTCCAAAGATCGGAGTTAAATTATCTGTATTCATAACCTCATTTTTATTAGTTTAACATACCACAATCTACAAAATCACATTTACGTGATGAAATATATTGATATGTTGTGGGGCAGGTTTATACAAAAGCCCAGATAGAATTAACTAACTAGGCTTATACTATCAGGATTGAGTCAGAAAAGTATATCCAGAATCAAACACTCCATGATCGAAATAAAATATGATACTTTTTCTTGTATTCTCATGCAGAATAATATCATCTTGCTTATCAAACCACGCTAACGTTTCATTTCTAATATCGTCAGAATTAGTAATATTTTTAAATTTTCTAGTCATAGCATTCCAATCAGCTACCATCTCCATCTCATAAATTAGAGGCATCTCAAGCGGAACAATCTCCTTGTTTTTAATATCCAGCCAATATTGCCAATGATGTTTATTGTTATGCTTATGATTCTGCCATGCCTCATTGAATCTCCTAGTATTTTCAGATCCATATCTTAATATCTGGCTGCACTTATAAGCTGGAGGGTGAAGATTAAGACGACAATATACGGCTCCATAACTACTATCATCCAAATGATAACAATCATCACAACTAACACCGAAAAAGTAATCACGATATTGCTTAAATTCAGATCTACTAAATTTAGATAAGTCATGCTTTAGTAACTGCCATCTACTTAATCCAAGTTTCCGACCTTCAATAAATACATTCTTTTTGTGTTCGATAATGTACTTTAAGTAGTTAATTGTTGAATTCATAATTTTAGATTTATTTTAAGTTATTGATTATTCTATACGGCGTTTTACCGTACCCATTATTTTGCTACCCTCGGTTAAACCGATAGTGTTATTTTTTAATCAATTTGTATTTATCCATTAAATGATCAGCTGTTTCTTTTCTACTTAGATAATACATGTCTTCATCTACTCTCAATAACTCGATCAATCTTACATCCTTAAGATCTTCTGTCAATTCATCTCTAAAATTTAACGTCTTTTTGTATTTTAGATATTCAATGAATTTTAATACATCATTCTTTTGTTCTTCAGATAAGTTTTTAGATTCTTCCTTAAACTTCTCTATAAATTGTTTGTGTTTCATATTGTTAGTTTTAAGTTATTGAATATTATTAATTGCTTAGAGTGAAGTTGTAGAGTGTTTGGTCTGTAAAAGTAAATTACCAGTGAGTGCCTCTTATTATGTGTCCAACCATCACAGAACTTATGGGATACATTTCAGATATTGATTTATATGTGTAATATCCAGAATCATAAATCCTTCTTATCTCATTAGCTTTACTCATGCTTATTTTAGCACTATTAGTATGCATATTTATAAGTCCACTTCTCATGGCGTGGTTTATATTCTCTTTAGCGGTGCACCACTCAAGATTAATTAACTCATTATTCGATTTAACGCCATCTATATGATTAACCTGCGGTTTATTTTCTGGATTAGGAACGAAAGCTATTGCTACTAATCGATGAATAAAATAAGGCTTACCTAATCCATCACTAAATAATCTGATGGTTTTATAGCACTTACTGTCTGTTTGTTGTTTTAAAAGTCTCTTACTATTAGCAATACTACCAATTGAAGAGATTTTGTACAACCCCTCGTATCCTTCAATATCTTTCCAAATTTCCATAACAAAAAAAAACTTATAGATCCCCAGTACGAGTGGTTCACTATAAGCCTTGTGATAATATTTTGTTAGTTGTCTCGTACACAACTTTTCTTTAATCATTCAACATGTCAAAGATAACTCTTTAAATTGTGTTATACAACACATTTAGAATATTGACTTAATGAATCCTTAAGATTTTTATTTTCTTCTCTTAGTTTTTCAATTTGCTTTTCTAAATTCTTAAATGCTTGACGTTTTGGATTCTTTCGCCATTCGATAGTCATTTCTGATATAGTATTGGCATAATTCAAGCGTCTTTCAATCTCTTTGCTTAAATCAGACTTAACACTGTTGATTGTATCCATGAGTCTGACATTTTCATCTAATGTAGATTGCAAATCTTTTGTCAACTTCTTATTGTTGATAATTAAATCCTTTATAGTTTCGGCCTGATTACATCCAGTCTCAACACTATCTTGATATGCTTTCTCGCAGTCTGATAATGCCTCTTTAACAAGCTTAATCTCTTTCTCTAATTCATCAATCCGATTATTTTTCTGAATGAATTCGGTTGCATTCTCAACTCCGTACTTTCTAACCATATCAGCAAGTGATTCGCCAGCTACAAATGCTTCGAATCCTTTTATGGTAATTTCCTCTACGTATTCTTTTGTGAATCCCAACTTCTTACACGCTTCATCCATCTTCTTATGCGCCTCCTGAGCTTCGAAAGCTTCTTTTGTTCTACCTTGATTAATAACAAATAAGATACTGAAACTTGATGCTGTGGTTTCACTCTTCCACATATTTTTACCATCAAACTTTATCTTTACAATCCCATCATTACAGCTCTGAACATACTCAGGAATCTTAATAAGTTTCGAACCTGTCCAATAGTAGCCTTTGGTGTGTTCTTCTTCAATACGTTTTTTTATTTCTGACTCATTCGCCTTTACCATCTTTGTTGTGTCTAAGTAATTACATAAAGTAAAGCTTGTGGCGCTGGTGATATTGTATACGCTACCAGTATTTGTCTCTGTATTCCAATCTTTTATTCGGTGCGACCAATCTCCATTATCACCAAAAACGTAAATATCCCCATCCTTCGGAACTTCAACACTTAAGATCTCTTTTAATCTTGACAAGTCTTGGGGCATTGACAGAACAGCATAATCATGATTATCACTACCTAGATTGTACCAATAATAAAAACCAATCTTCTCGTTATTGTATTTACATTCTTTTTCGTCAAAAACTATGTATTTAGCTTTGTGTTCTGGATTGTCAAAACATCTAGAATCTTTTCTTTTCTCAACGTACTGTCCAGCATTCCTAATCAAATCAAGAGCAATCTTAACACTTGCCCAATTAGCTTCACTGTACTTAATTGCAAATTTAGGTAATGTTTTCATAGTTAATTAAAGTTTTGTCTTAGTTCGAATGTTACTTTTCCACCTTTATTTTTAATAATCAATTGCTGATCTTCTTGCAGTTCGTCAAGCTCTAATGTGTGTTCCGGCTTACTGACTTCAATACTAGCCATCACTTGAATGAAATCTTGGTAACTCAAATCCTTCTCATTCACATCTTTGTGATAGAACGTGATTTTCGGCTCTCCACCAATTACTAAAGTGAATAACGCATTTATCCATCGGCCATCTAAAATACCTTGGAGCTGCCATGATATCGGAATTATCTCATTCGACTCATCCAGCTCTATTATATCCTTAGCACCTTTTTCTTTTAGGCATTCTAAAAATAAGGCTCTTGCTTCTTCTAGTTGTTTTTTATAATCCATCTTGTTCTTGTTTTAATAGTTCATCAGTGAATCTTAAGGCAACGCCTACATTATGCTTCATGTCGGCAACTCCTTTAACTCCAATTATTGACGACAATAAATCTTTAGCTATAAGTAATCGCGTTGACATCCCTTCATTTCTCCAATCATAAGCATCAACTTGAATAGCTGTTTTTGATTTCTCGTTTGATTTTCCTGCAAACGCTGGCTCATGTCCTAATTTATTTTCTTTACTCATCTCTTTATTTTTAAGTACACCCAAATTTAACTCTAATGATTTGCATTAGGAATTTATCTAGGGTGTTGTTCAACATGTTTGCAATTCACTAACGCGTACCACATTCCTTTTTTATCATAGCACACTTCAGTTTTTTCATTTATTCGTGCAATTTCAAAAATAAATCCTTTACAATAATCCACCTTGTCACCAATTGAAAATTCCATAGTCTTAATTCTTAAATATTGGTTTGTTTAATTCTTCTCTCATCTTAATCTTACATCTTATGATGTTGATTGCATAGCCCAATAATAAGTTATCATTCTTTGGTTCATCTGGCTTTGCTATTACAATGTCTAATATTGGCGTTTCCATGATTAGATTATTTACTTGTTAGTTCTACGAATTTTTTAAATGATCCTCTAGGTATGAACCTTAAATCATTAATCATACTGAATGTATCGTTTGAATGAATGGTTAATCCACCAACACCTGACATTGCATGTAATACCTTGTATTTAATATCGCTTTCCGAGTAGTCCTCATCCCCAAACTCACTCTTGTAAGCCTCAATCATAAATATACTACTACCACTTAAGCTACCTTTTTCTTTAATCCTATAACACCTGCAACCATCATCTGATATCCAAATACACATTGTATAATAGTAGTTTTTTATGTGATCCGTAAGCTCATATTCTCCTACTGGTAAGTTAAATAAATCTCTCTTTCTCATAGTTTCAATTATTTATAATTAGTTTCTGCTCCAAATTCTATTAGCAATAAACACATAATTCCAAAGTTTGGATTTTTTGGCTTCTCAGTCAGTCCGCTTTCTATCTGGATGCTCTCGAATAGATTAGCACCCCATCCTATCTTGTACTTTCCATCTTCACTCTTGTCTGGACATATAACAATGTTTTCGCCAATCTGAATGCCAATATACTCAAACCCTTTTCTTGGGGCATTGATTGCTTTATTCTTATTAATAGGGTTATTAACGCATTTAACTCTTGTATATTCTGTCATGGCTTCTAGCTGTTAGTTTGTATCTATTCATGTATAGTTCTTACCCACTCAAGAGTTAATAAATTACATTTAACAAAGTCATACTCATAACAATCATGACCGTCACCCCTGTATTTGTAATGAAGAACATGGCACGGATTACATGTATCCTCTTCAATTGTTGCGGTGTATTGAAACACTCCTTCGAAATAAGCATTAACCACGTCGCCCTGATATAGTATTCTACCGTTCTTGTCTTCAATATCAACACATCTACCTACCGTTTTTGCATCAACACGAATTACATTATCAAAACAAACACGAACAGGATCATTACTATAAGCATAATGCCCATTAATAATAAACGATTCTTTATCTCCTGATTTATCGCCGTAATTATTCCTAACGGATTCGATTAAAAACCCTTCGATTAGTTCGCGATTATCTATTCTTTTAGCTCTTACTTTTTTCATAGTTTCTAATTATTAGTTTGTATTAACAAAAATAAAGATTCGAGCCGTTAAACCCGAATCTTTAAGTATGTTATGTAGCATGTTTGGTTAAAAAGGCAAATCATCTTCTTCTGGAGCTGGTGGCATGTCAGCCGCATTAAATTCTGGACTTGCAGTCGCTTGCATCTTTTCAATTCTCCAGGCTTCTAGATTACTGAAGTAATTTACCTTGCCGTCTTTCTCCCATTTTCTGCCCTTGATATTAAAACTAACCTTTATAGTCTCGTTAATACTTACAGTCTCTAATAGATCACATCTGTCCTGTGTGAGCTGGAATTTAATGAAGTCGTTCCATTTTTCATTTCTTTCATTTACCACTTCAATTACAAACTCTCTTTTCTTAAACTTATCAGACACTTGTTTGGTATCTTCCTTTAAAATTACTTTTCCCGTGATTTCAAAATTGCTCATTGAATTTTCTTTTGTGTCTGTATTTTCAGACTGTTTATTACTTGGTTTATTTTCTACTGGCTTATTAAATTCTTTTATTTGTTCTTCGGTTGGTTGTATGTTGTGTTGCTCTTTGCAGTAAGGGCAGAATCTACCAACTCTTTTAAAGTCGTATGAGCAACCACATGATTTGCAAGTGCAAGGCTCTCTGAAATTACCACCTCTTAGCGATCCGCTACTGTGCTGCATTCCATAGTTTCTTTTATATCTATCACCCATCTTGTTTTTCAGTTTCCACCACCTCTTCTAAAGGCAGTTGGTTAGTAATTGCTTCTTGTTCACGTATCTCTAAAAACTCGTATCTATTACTCATCCTCTTTAGTGTTAGGTTCTGGTTCCGTCTCGGACTTTAACGCTTCACCTTTTTCAGAAACAGCTTGTTTGTAATCTTCATTCTTATGTAGTTTTACATTAGACTTCCAATGAGCCGTCAAATCCTCGACAGTTGAAATGTCAATAAGATCATTCATTGCATCTTTTAATTCAACCTCTAATTCAGCTTTCAACATTTCAGTGCCGATGATTTGAGGATAAGGATTAACACCCTCTATCACTTTAATTTCATCCTTAAGAGCATCTCTTCTTTTGGCTTCGTATTGGGGTGTTCTTTGTGTATACAAACAAACCTCTTTACCACCGTAGGCTTTCGTCTTGTCAATTCCTTTCCCCTCTTTAAATGTCGTTTTATAATTGACGAAAAATACATTATGTGCCCATTGGCGAAGCGTGGCGGCTGCTTTCTTACCCATATCCATTCCGTAATAATCGTAAGCCCCACCAATAGGATCGTTAAATGATTTCACAACACTGTGAGCTATCATAACCACATTAAGTCCGGACTTCATTAATCTTTCAAACAACGGAGTCACCTCGTCATCGAAAAAAGCTTTTACTCTTTGATCGCCCTTACCGTACCCATACAACCTATGGTCTGTAATACTATCAGCTTTATCTAATCTGACAACCTCGGTTATGACAATCTTCTCAAGCCAGTCTACCGTATCAATAACTACAGACTCAAATTCTTCAAATCCATCTTTCTTAGATAGAATCATACCAATGGCCTGATTAAACTCAATCCATGTTCTTGCGCGCAATCTAGCAACATCTAGTTTATCTGTCGAACCTTCGCAGTCGATAAATATTGCATTCGGATAAGTGGATCCTAAGCTTGTTTTTCCAACACCCTCAACTCCGTGAATCAAGTCTTTTGATGGTCCTATCTGCACTCCTGTTTCTAATTTCATAGTATTTAGTTTAAATTTTATAAATAAATTAGTTCAATCACACCAATTATAAACAGCGAAATTATTGAATAATTATAATCTCCTAGCTTTTTAATTAGTTTCATAGTCAAGTATTTTGGTTATGATGTAAATGTATTGGTTTATAAATTACCGTGGAAATATTTGAACATGTTAGAAAACATATTGCGTAAATGCGCGATAATAAATGACAATAGATCATTAGCATTGCGCAAGTGTGCAATATTCAGGTGTGTTAAAATTATTAAACACATATAAAGAAAGGGTTTTGACTACTTAATGCACTTTACACATATGTTATAAACAAATAAATTATCTTTTTCTGCCAATAATCATTCCAACACCTAATCCAATAAAAAATCCACCAATCCATAATAAAATCATTACTCCTACCATAATTTCTCAGTTTATAACAAGCAGCGTATTTAATTGCTCGTTAGGTTTATATTAATTCAAATCTTTATTTTCTGGCAACTAAAACATGCTGCCAATCCATTACAACCCAATACTCTCGTTTATTTCATCAATTCTCACCCACCTCTTCTTAAGCGTCTTATCATCACGATATGTTATTCATGCTGTCCAATTCGGATCCGCTTCTCTTTCGGCTTCTAGCCTATCATGTGCTTCTTTACCTAATTGTGCTTGAGTTTTCATTTTTGCATTACTGTCAACTAAATTCGTGTTTGTCGAAGTTTGTTTCATAGCATTACGTTTTTAAATTTCAGTTTTCCGTTTGTAAATTCTGCTATATCTGTTAGCGTTTCTATATTTATTAGCATGTCGTGGAAATGATACTTCATATTATCGTTGATGTAATAATCACCATCCATATAACCATCAAATATCACTTTCTTTTCAGCTTCTTCCCATTCTGCCATCGCTTCGTTATAAATATCCATCCCGCATACGCCACAATCTGAGCCTTTGTAATTGTGAATATCTGGCTTCACGAGACGATTAATAAACATCTCTTTAGTGTACGGCTCATCAATCTTATTAGTATACTTGAAGCAATTTAAATACATCTTTGCCAAGTCATGAACCAATCCCGTTCCTGTATGCTGGTTCTTAACGAATTGACTCAATGTGTAAAGTTTTTCTAGTTCCATAGTTTTAAGTATCAATTAATAATATCAGCAATTACGTTATTAAAAATAAGACTATCAAAACTTTAAACATGTTGTAAAACATAGCGCATAAAAAAAGCGTAGGAACCACCCTACGCTTTAAAACTAATACTAACCATAAATTCAGCCTATGAAAACTGATCACGAAACAAATTATTTTTTCTTTTTAAATGATACTATAATTCCTTTAATTTCTGCACTGTATTCCTTGCCAGCCTTTACTCCTTTTAGGATCTCAGCCTTATTAACATCACCGTCCTCTGTGATATCCTCGAAAACATCCAACAAGTCATCGGTATCCTCTAGTCCTTCTTTAAGCTTCGCTATAATTACACGACTCTTTTTAATGAATTTATTAACGGCTAATACCCATGTTTCTTTCAGTACAGCACCACCAATGAAAGCGGCTATTCCGATCCAATTATCTGAAAGTAACTGCAACCATGACGGCATCTTAGAAACTTCCTCGACAGTCTGAGCGACTGACGGCATCACGAAAACCACCATAAAAGCTACTAATAGAAATAAATATTTTTTCATTTGAAATGTTTTAATTATAAACTATTTAGACTGCAAGTTAATTATTTTCTTGATGCTTTGCAACTTCTCACCTCTTGCCTGATTTCTTTATTCGACATTTCAGGATTAATTTCGAAAGTTTGCGACACGTTTTGAGTGTTATTTTTACCGCTTACTTTGTTTTTAAACTTGCCATTGTAATTGTTTTCGGTTGTAGGCTTCTTGAATTTATAAACCAGGAATCTATCGAATCCTATTGCAATAGCAAATACAGCTACGTATGATAATGTTTCTAGCATAACGCAAGTATATCAGATAAATCCTTTGCTCTCCTACCAACTTGGCCAGCCCATCGACTGTCCAACATCTCAACTGATGCTTTCATATATTCACCTTCTTTAATCAGACGTAAAGTGTTCTTGAATGCTAACAATCCAGTAACTCCCATATTGAAAGCCATATCGATTAAAACTAATTGGGCTGTAATGTGAGTAAAACAAAACCAAGGAAGCGCTTTGATTAACTGAGCTTCAAAATCCTCAATATCATTACCAAGCAGAAACAAAGCTTCCGCCTCTGTGATTCCTCGATCTTCTAGATTGCGACCAACTCCAATGGTCAATTTATTAGAGGTGCATTTATAGGGCTTAAGTCTTAAACCCTCTTCGATTATTAATCGGTTTTTTAAATCTTTAAGTGTTTTTAATTCTTTGCTCATTTCTTAAAGTTATTAAATTAATTGATTAAAATAATGTTTGTTGCATTGTGTGAATTCTTAATCTTAACATTGCCGCCTCGTAATACTCCTTATCAAGCTCACACGCTGTTAAGTCGAATTTAAGGTTATGGCAAGCGATAGCGATTGAACCAGAACCAAGATGAGTATCAAGTATCTTGTCACCTTCTTTTGCAAAATTATCTAAGCAATATTGATACAGTGTAGGTGGTTTTTGTGTTGGGTGTATCTTTTCAGATTTATTTCTATATGCGCTATACCTAAACATGTTATTTGCTCCAGAGAAAGAAGTCCATGCAAACTCGCAATCAGAGAATGATAATCCTTTCGGAATTTCTTTATCCCAAATAATAAATTTTTTACACGGAGGAAGATTAAAATAATTTCCACCCCAAATTATTTGATTTTTCGAAACCCTAAACAACTCGAGGAAGTACTCTTCGCTTGGTGTTGCATTATCCCAATCTTTTGCTTTCCACTTCCTATTTTTAGCTTTTGACGCTTTAGGAGTGTTGCCTATCCCCATATTCATATTAGCCAAATCTATCCCATAAGGAGGATCAACAATAGCTAATTCAAAATAATTATCAGGATAACGCTTCATTAATTCCATGTTATCCTCACAGCTTATATTTATTTCACTCATAGTTTCGTATTCCATTAGGTTAGATTTAGACACTATACAAGTAGCCGTATGTGTCGCGTAATAGAACTTTCTTTCGGTTCGATTAAGATTTGAATCTAAAATATATCCAGATATAACAGATCCGAAATCTTTTTTCAACTCGATTAAAGTTCCGTTTTTATGCTGGTAGATCATCGGTTACATACCTCCTAATAGTTCGCCGCATTTTTCAGGATCTTCTAATGTTTGCCATAATGATTTTAATTCATCATTTGCCTTTTTCAGATCATGTTCTAATTTCTTTACATTGTCTGGCTTTGCATTTTTAATGCCAGCTTTATAAGCATCTGATGCGATTTTATGGTATGTTGGATAGTTGCCAAATAATTTATCTGCATATTGTTTTGCTGTCATGATTAATGTTTTTAATTAGTTTCACAGGACATCTCGAAAATTCCGCCCTCTTCAATTTATAATACTTCTCATCACCCTTCACAATACTCCTCACAGTCCCACGCGTCACGCCGTATTTAAGCGCCGTTTGTTCTAAAGCTTGTAATTCTATCACGTAATCACAAATAAGCTCTGCATAGTGTCTTATTATGCTTCTGTGGCGTTTCTTGGTTTCGGGTTGTTTCATGGTGTGTAAATATTAAATCCATCTTCTAATCGTGCATCTTCCATAACCAACTCTATCTTTCATAAAGAACGAGTCTTGAGAGCCAAAATAAGCGTCTGCAATCCATCCGTTGGAAAGTAATGATTGTGCGTATTCTGCAAGTCTCACTCTATCGTCCCTGTTCGCGTACCACTTTGGCAGTATGAATTCAAATGATTTATTTTCGTGCTTCTTACCCACCTTCTCTAATCCTCTTACGATTAATTTACAATTAACACTAGCTTGTCTTGACAGGCACATACTTAATTGCTCAGGCGTTAACTCTATGGTTGCAAACTTTATATTTGCTTCATCGTCATGAATCTCAATTGTTGTGTATTCTCGATTTATTAATATCGATACTTGGCCTTTTAATTCTTTCTTCATAGCTTAATTTATTAGTTTCTCAAATCTACCCTTTTATATTTCTATAATGAAGCAGGCCTGTATGTTGTATAGCAGGTTAATTCATATCTCCTTTAATCCATTCAGTCGCTTCTCCCAACATCAAATCTGTAATTTCTTGAACTGATTCATAATCACTTAATGGGTGATGCCTTCCTCCATCTTTCAAATCAAATGCGTAAGAATGAATCTCATTTTCTGAAAAATCAATAGGATCATAACTTTTACCACAGCTATTATCTCCATTAATTCTAAACATTAAATCTTGCAATGCTTGCGCATATCCTCTTAAGTACATTTCATCTTTATTATTTAGTTTCATATCTTAATTATTTATTAGATTTAAAATTTAACTATCTTTTTTCTTAGCTCCTGGAACTTTAGAAGATCTAAATATTTTCGATAATGGCATGTATCACTTTTTATAGTATTTAATGGCACATCGAAATAATCAGCAATAGTATTCCTTAAAAAACCTTCACTCATTAGAACCGTGTACAAAGCCCCCTTGTGCATTCTATTTCCTCCATTCGTAATTCTGTCTATTATATCAGATGTTAACTCCTTATCTCTCTTTAGCCCTTTATTCCCTATACTATGCCTTAATCCTCGCCACACAGTAGCCTTTGAACTGTTAGTGGCCATTGCGATAGCGGCTATGGAGTATCCTTTTTTGTGTAATGACAGGAAGACTTTATATCTTAGTTCAACTGATTCCTCTTTATGGTTTCTAATTTTAATAGATTTAGCTTTCTTTTTATCGCCTTGTACGGCTTTTAATATGTCTTGGTTTATGGTTGGCATAGCTTATTATTCTTTTCATCAGTTAGTGATTTACAATTCTTTTCATCGTGACAAGAAATACCAGGGTATTGTTGCATAAAACCCGCCCCTCTCCAATATTCACCTAATTCTAAAAGTGGCTTTAATTTGCCGCATATCGAGCACTTTTCTTTTTCTTGTTTCATGGCTTAAATTTTCTAGGTAAATTATTTCTAATATTTACATTTCCCTTTTTATTCAGATTGAATTTAGGAATGTTTATTTTTATTGGCTTGCTCCATCCTGATTTATGATAGTCGTTTAAATCTGTAAGAATATCAAAATCGATAAGATCATCTATAATTATAGATTCAATTTTCAGCCCGTAATCTTTTACGCAATTATCGGATGATTTCGCAATTTCTACAACTGAATGCCCAGCTTCTTCTATATGCGCAATTAACGCCCCTATTAATTTAGATTTGCCACAATAACAATGTCCTATAATTCCTATTTTCATAGCTTATAATATTTCAGTTAATAGCTTGTCAATATCAATCCATTCGTTATCGATTAGGATTTCTCTCTTAGTCACAATATAGCCCTTTCTAATGTATCTCTTGTAGATAAACATTGTGCTATACAACATATTTACGATTATAATTTTGTTGAGCTTTTGGAATGTGTATTTGAATTTCATGGCTATTTTGCTTGGTGCTTAAATTTAATAAATGATGATCCGTAAAATAAACGCTGTGCTAGTTTAGATGCCATCTTTTCATATATCTCATAAGTTGCTTTCTCCCTATGTAGTCTAGGCGCTATCTTTACGTAATGCAACATTCCAACATCACTAACATAAATTAACCCTGCGTATTCTGGGATGTCTTCAATCTTAATTAATCCATGCGGACATACATAGTAGAAGTAATTCGGTATCTTAATTGCTTTTCTCTGTTCATCCGTTCGTTTTCCCCTCTTCCATATGTCGTACATTTTGAAAGCCATTCTATTTTTAAGATTTTCATGTTTAAATTTCTTATTCCTAAAATCAGCTTTAAAGTCAGAGTATGAACGTTTGATTTCAGACTCAGTTATATATCCAGCCTTAGAAATCTCAATAACATCCATTTCCTGCAAATCCATAGTTTCAAACGAATCACAGAAATGCTTCACGCCTCTAGATATGAAATTACTAAATATTGCGTTTACGATAAAGTTAGTTTTCATAGTTTATTTCCTCCTAATTTTCAAATGTTTGTTTAATTTCTGCTCTCTCCATGCTTTATCCTCTCGCTCAATTCGTCTTATGTCAGCCTGTAAATACTGTTTAGAAATAAAGTTACCTCTCGACTTAGAGTAGCCCGAAAGGAATTGCGCACATGTTTTGATATTTACCCCGTACATTTGACCATAATCACCTAACACCCCATTTTCGAAGGCTAAGCGAATTTCTTTTGTAGTCAGAGAAGAGTATTGTTTTATAATCATTCGCAATACACGTCCGATTAAGTAGGCTGAATCGTCACGCTCTGGAGATGTGCCTGCATCACCAAGCAATTGAGTAACTATAACAGCGATTGATTCCTTTAAGGTTTCCATTTCATAGGATCTAATCGGTAAATCTGAGCATATAGCTACTGCAATTTCTCCTTTTGCCTCAACACTTTCCATTAAAAGTTTTGTTTTGTGCGGCTTTATTGCTATCGCTAAATCTACAACTGGATTTTTAATAATTACAATTTCGTTTTTCATGTTAAATCTATATCAGTATTTTTAATAATTTCTAAAGCCTCTTTACTGGCTTGAATTGTTCTACCTATTTTACTTGTCGGTTGATTTTTCGCGGAATAATTATTTTTCAATTCGAATATTCCAGCCCAATTGTTAGACATTGATTGCTCAATTATTTTTTCGGCCACGGAACTTTCGTTTTTTGCAATTCCTAAAAGTTTTTTAATGAATGATCTTAATCCAGTTTCTTTATAAGATTGCTTCTTTTCATTTTTATAAGTCAGCCAGTTTTTAATTACCTTTTCGAATTCTGAATTTAAAGTAAAATCCTCTTTGACTTTTTCGAAAGTCAATAGGTATTTCTTATCATTCTTAACCTTCTTTACTTCTTCTCCTTCTTTAGTTGGTGCCGTTTGTGTTTCGTTTGCGTTTCGTTTGCGTTTCATCTCTGTTTCATCTGCGTTTCGCTCATCCTGATAAGTCTCATAATTACAGACAGTTAAGCGTGTCGTTTTATGCTCTGACTTTGATACAATCATTGAATCGTTTTCGAGCAACTTGAAAAACCGTCTAACCTTAGATTTATTCCAATTATTACCGAAACTTTTTGCCCATGAATCGAGAGATAAAAGAGATTCCCCACGCTTACATTCGAACACTGTATTTTTAATATTAACCTTTTTAGACTCGAAATTAACAGTGAATAATATAATCATCCATGCTCTATATTTTTCAGCGTCAGAAAAGATCCAGTGGTCTTGTATGGCTCGGTGTGCTTTTATCCATCCCACCATCTATTCGCCCTCCATTTTAAATATATCCTCCAATTCTTTTCTAGCATTTTCATGCGGAATAAGATTAAAGTTCTCGTACATTAATTGTTTAACTCTATTCTGTAAGCCTTCATTATTCTCCTTTAAGCCTTTAATCGTATTATTCCTTTTGGTCAATGCAGCTTCATATTCCTCATTTGATTTCCTATATTTAAGTTCATCTATATAGGATTTAAGCTTGCCTAACTCGACCTGTTGGCTTTTAATTATAACACTATCAGGAACTTTTAATAAGTCGTGTACTGATATTGATTTATCTCCCATTATTTAGCCTCCTTTAATTCTAATTCTGTTATATAGTATTCTTTAGGGATTCCGATAGCGAACCCATGCGACCTAAAACAATCTGAAAATTCTATTATATTAGGTGCATCTTGCTTAATCACACCACTCATGATTCTTAATATATATTTCTTTGCTTCATGAAAATTACAGGTTGGGTTCTGTCTAATGAAACAATCAATTTTTAATTCTAATAGAATAATTCTTAACTCATCTTCGCTTATATTCTTAAGCTCTTTTAGGATTAGTTTCTTTTGATCCTCATTCAACATCGCGTGTATTGACAATGGGGTAACTTCTCGAATAGATTCTGTTTTCGGATTTAATGTTCTAGTGACATGAATCATATTAGACCCTAAATATCTACCAAACCATTTAATTTTATCGTTCATATCTTCAGTTATATAATTCAATTAATAAATCTTTAATCTCATTAAGCAAACAGTGTCCATCACACTCTGCGTTATCCCAAATTGCAGTAACAGACATTACATCCTCTACGCAAGTATTATCATCACACTTTTGTAGTATGTCTCGTGTTGCTTCTAATAATTTAATTGCTTGTTTTTCATTTTCTGTTTTCATTATACAAGTTGTAAAAAGTTAATAGACAAAAATAATTAAGCGAGTTTAAACCACGCTGAATTCATAATATTCTTCTTTACTGCCTTACCTTCACGCACCCAATTATAAACAGATGCTCTTGTCTTCAGTCCAGCTATAACCATGAACGAATGAATATCATAGTAAGTTTCATTTCCTAGTGTTAGTTTATTCATACTGTATAAAAATTTAAGTTAAGAGAAGCCGATCATCTCGGCTTACTCTTGCAATGTAGTTATAATTAATTTGATATACAATACTTTGTACAAAATCATGCATATTTGTAAAAAGTATTTAATGTTACGGTAACAATGGTTACTATAGTAGCGATAATAAGCCCGATAAGGCATGAATCGCTATTATAGTAGCTGTTTTTAAATGCTAATGAAGCGATGATAAAACAGTTTCGTAAATACTTACGCCCCTTATTTTACTGACTGATTTAGCATTATACATTTCGAGTTCGTTTTGTATTGGATAACCATCATAACCATCTGTGTTTTGCAGATCAATCATCATTCCATCAATTGAACCGTCAGGATATATGAGTGCTGAATTCTGAGAAGCACGAGAGGTTAGATTTAAGCCATCCTCACTGAAAGCATTTGCACCCACAGTCGAACTGGACCTCATGAACATCTCAGTTATATAAGCCTCATGAATATGACCGAATACAACAAATCTAATTGCTATGCCTTGCTTTGAATATTGAGCCACTAGTTTAGTTAGTGCGGTGTGTGGATCCTTGCCAAAACCTTGATGTCCGTGAATTAATAAAACATTATGTCCGTTGATATTCACAATCTTCTTAGCTCCTAATCTATTATCAAATTCGATTCCATCTTTATCTTTTAGAATTCTTCTAATAATATTAAAGATTGAAGTATCGTAAGTATCGGATGCTATTAGGTCCTCGAATCCTAAATCTTTATTTACCCTGGACTCATTGCCATCTACATAAGAAATAAACACGTTGAAATGTTGGTTTAATTCCAATATAGCATTAATTAATATTTCAGATACAAGGAACTGCGCACAACTTCGATTTGTAGCCATTACAGCCTTCTCATCATCTCTTCTGTCACTGTTTAGCATATCACCCGTCATTGCAAAAACGATATCCGTAACCCCATTATTTTTATAATACTGAATGGTTTTCTTAACATGTTTCTGCACACGCTTAGACATTATGGTAAAATCATATTTATTGACTGATAAATTTACTAATTCATTACCGTGAAGATCAGAGCTTACGATTAATCCCATCGGTACACCATTGTGCTTAACGTGACTTTGGGTTTTGATCTCTAATGAGTGTCGTTTAAATACGTTTAAAAGCTCCTTATTAGATTCATTAAGCGCATTGTATAAACGAATATCATCACGCCATGTTTTGCGCTCTAATCGGTTCGTGTCTTGAAACTTTTGTTTCTCAGCTTTATATTTCTGATTACTTTCTATAAGCTCAACTGCTAATACTTCGCTTATATCTTCTCTATGATCTCTAACCAAGCATAATACCCTTGCGACACTTTCAGAAACACCAAACGTTTTTGCTATTTGCTTTCTTCCTACTCCTGGCATGTTGATTACTTCGGCTAATAAATTCTTATCCATAGTTTTCAAAGTTTAGTTTAGTTTAGTTTAAATTACATAGTTATCAATCTCTTTAGGCATCTCGTCTTTACAATACCGTTTCTTTTCTATAAATCTAAATAGTGGAATTGATATTTTACCACGATAAATTAAAGGTTTCCCGACTCGTAGATTAACAATCAATCTGGCTTTCTCTCCCGTTGCCGTGTAGATGCTTTCTACATTGTCTCGTTTAAGTTCTACTCTTATCTTCTCTTTCGCGTCATGATATTCTGGTGATTCTCGTATTTCTTCATACATGATTATAATTTTACGGGTGTTTGACTGTTACTAGGGATCGCATATCCATTTCCTATCGGAGTGAAGGTAATCGCCTCCTCTGTATGGTTCTTTGATGTGAATTTACTCTTATCATACGCTACTCCGATAATCTGATAAGCAGTCATAAATACTGAAAAAGGAAGTATTGGCCAATAGTTAAATGGGTTTGCATCATTAGCGAATAGATCGTAAAGTGCGTATCCAAGCCATGCGCCACTTAGCGCGAATAAGATTCCTGATAGTATTAGTAATTTTCTTAGTGCTTTAGTTTTCATAGTTTAAATTTTAGTTAAAATGGGCACTCTGATTTAATAGGTTTTCTTAATAATAATCTTAGTGATTTAAGGCTCTTGAATTTTCCTTTTATGCAATATCCTATCATCCCATTTTTTAAGGTTTGTTTTATACGCCTTCCTGTTTTTATATTATAACATTCGTTGAACTTATTCCACACATACTCAGGATGTGTGGAAAGTTCAAATACTACCGTGTATGTTACTGTAAATAAGCGCATATGCAGGAAGTTGAAGTGTGTTTATCCAGTTGTTATAAACCATTAGGTTCTTTTATTCCACCACGCAACTGCGCCCATGCTATTACCTAAAGCTTTTTCCATTTTTAAACCACATCTTAGACACACAACTTCTTCTTTATTATAACTATTTGGGACATGTACGGCAATATCATTACTTTCTCCGCATATCGGGCAGGGTAAAAGCAGTTGCTTTATTGTACTCATAGCCCATTCTTCTTTATTAAATTCTGGCGTTTCCATATCTTAACGGTTTATAACAAGCAGCATATTTAATTGCTTGTTAAGTTCATAATAATTCAAATCTTTATTTTTGGCAACTAAAACATGCTGCCAATCCATTACATGCAATTTTTATTTATTTTCCCCACGCTCTTTGCTTTTTACAAAAGCATAAAAGGAACAAATTGCAGCTTCATATCTTCGCTTCGCACTACTGTTAGCGTAGGCTTCGGGCGTTAAGTCGAAAAACTGAGCTATCTCTTTATTGGATAGCTTCAGTTCTTTTTTTAGTTCTTTAATTTTCATTATTTAAAACTGATTAGATTGCTTTAATTGAACTTCTATTAAATTTTCGCTCTGTATTCCATTACTAGAATCACCTTCAATACTAACAGAGCATTCCGAATACCCTTTAAATTTTTTGCAAAAATCGGCATAAGTCGCTTTTTTTACAGTGCTTGTTTTATAGTCTTCCGAGTATGTTCTGATAAATGGCTCTTCATCACATCCATTAATATACTTTAAGGATATTTCGTAAGCTATTTTCATATTTGTTGCTACCGCTATATTCCCGTCGTGCGCTCCTCTGATAATATAAAGTTTCATATCGTTTATTTTTTAATTGTTAGTATCTCATTTTCTATACAACAAATATAAGCATAAACTTATATACAATCCAAGTGCTTGCAAGATTAATTTAAGTATTTACTTATATCCATATTCATTCTAAACAAGACCCACCCCAAAAAATAAATAAAAACTTCATGTAACATGCTTTATATGTCAGGCGAAAGCCCGCCACATACAGCCAATCCATTAAACCTCAACATCTTTTTGCTTCTGCCCAATCTCTCTATATAAATCACAAATAGCCATATCTTCAACATTATTGTATTTAATAGCCATTAGAAACTCGCATGAGTGACCTAGCTTGTATTCTAAGCCCTTTATTTTCAGCTTATAGATAATTTGTTTATCCTCGTCATTAAATGGCTCATATCCTCTTACAACACTTAAGCCGTTTAAATCTATCTCAGTACCCATTTTTCGATAAGCTGGTAACTCCTTACCTAACGCCGCTTCGATTTCACGAACCTTTTTATCAGTTGCTATTAAGCACTCGTGATAATAGTCTTTAAGTTGGTTTAGGTTCATGGCTTAGTCTATATCGGTTAATACTAGTTTCTTCTTTAGTGGCTTAAGGAATTTATTTAATCTATTAACTGATGATAGAAAAGATTCAATCATGGTAGCCCCATTATTAAGCGTCCATCCTTGTGATTTGTAGAAAGCCCCCTTTGTTGTAAAAAGGGCTTTGATTTGGGTTTCGATTTGTTTCTTCATATATTTTAATTTAAAAGTTATCCCATTCTAAAACACCAACTCTATCAATCTGCTGAAGACTAATGCTTTTTATTTTGGAAGCTCTCACAATTTCAATCGCTGAACTCATATCTGTAATAGTTTGACCCATTACGATTAGATTTTTCCATTTCCCACCTAGTTCTAAATATTGTACTGGTTTCATAGTTTTAGCTTTAAATGTTATTACTCTGTTTGTTGTTACAAATAACGTAATAAAAATAAGACTATGCAAATAAAAACGTATTTATTTTACGTTTATTTTTAAAGGGTGTAGAGTGTAGAGTGCTGAGTGTTCGAAAGTGGGCATAAGAAAAGCACCCTATTTTGAGTGCTTGTAGTTAATCTTTTCTAATATGTCTTGTGAGGTTAATGCGAGATCTGCTTGTCCCGTCCATTCTAGCATAAACTTCTCTTCTCCTTCAGTTAGTTTCCTTTGCGATGGTGGCTTGTTAGGGTCTTTAATTTCGAATAGGTAGTTTTTACCGTCATAACCTACAATAATGTCTAAGAAGTTCTTAATCGTGGCGACTGAGCGAACGGTAACACCTTTTAGCTTGCGGAGTTCTTTAACTATTTGTGGATGATTAGCATCTACCTTTGCATTTTGTCGGTTGAATCCCATTATTTAAAGCTTCTTGTTCCAGAAAAGTTGATTATTTCCATTATATGATAGTTGTATTCCTGTTCTGCTGCTTTTATTAATGCCTTATCACCACCTGCAATAGCGGCCATTTTAGCCATGTATGAGGCTGATAGTTTAGACGACATTTGCTGCCCTTGTTCGTATCTTTCAATCTTTAGATAAACCTTGCCTATAGTTTCCTTATCTGCCTTCCCGCTTTCCAGAACACCCATCTTATACACTCCTGTCCCCATTACACCAATGAAGAATACGAACAATACTGCAATGGTAGCCCATGCGTTTTTATTACGCTTCTCAAGCTTCATGTTTGATTCTTCGAGCGATTGTAGTACGCTATTGGCTTTTGTTAGAAAGTCTTGTTCGCTCATCTTCTGTTTATTTGTATGATTGCAAAACCCACAAGACCCCACAGTATTTGTGCGCAAATAACTGGATTAGAAGTGAAATCACTATATGATTCGAAAGGCTTAAATAGAATTGCTATGTTGAAAATAATGTAAAATGAAAAATATAACATAACGACTTCAAATATCAATTTAATAATCTTAGATTTTAAAGATTTATAAACAAATATGGTCATTACTAGGCAATATGTATATAGATTCTCAAAGAATAACGTGAACCACATCCCATTAAATGCGTCACCTATACTCAAGAATAAGACAGCGAGGGCCAAGAAAGACCCTGCTGAAATACCTTTTAATGTGTCCTCATTAAGCTTTAACATCTGGCTTAACAATAGGAGGTTGCACGTCTTCTGATTCATCTTTGCAATAATGCCTGTTAAATTTTCTCATATTAAATGTGTTTTAATTAGTTATAAAGATAGTTAATTCTCTAAAGCTTTCAACCTGTCGTCTAGATTTTTATATAATGCTTTTAAAATCTCTATCTGAAGTCTATTTTCGTCGACTATTAACTGTAAGCTATCATTTTTAATCATCTCTAATCTTAAACCCTCAATGGACATAACGGCCAATTGCATAGACTTAATAGTGAGAAGCCTATCTTCATCCTTTATGTTTGATTTTTCTATATCTGATAATGTTGATATAGCAATTATACTATCATTACGTACTATTTTAGTTTTAGAGTGATTTACAAGCCAAGGAAATTGAGCCTCTAAATCTTTAGCCATCGGGTTAATGTAATCTATATTTGCAGAATCAGCTTTAAAATTATATCGTTTAACCGATAATCTTTTAAAGGCTTCACGGTTAAATTCGAAATCTCTAATACTGTCTTTTACGCGCTGATCTGATACGTTGTTTAATGCGCCTGAGTAGTTCAGGTCTACACAATTAACGTCGACTGTTGCTGTTAAACTACCAGTTACAGTCCCACCGATTGATGTGGTTTCAAATTTAACAGAGTTTAAATGCATTAATTCAATCTCACCCGACGGCTTACAGCGAAGCCTCGTATTAGTACCATCGAAGATTCCAAAAGTTTCATCAGTGTCTCGATAAAAAAACCTATAAAATGAAGTAGCACTATTCATATCGAATTGAACCTCTGTTGATGATGGATTATCTATTATAATTTTAGTAGATGTTGTTGTGATATCGCCTCCAAAAGTACCACTCCCACCATCAAAGTTACTAGAAGCATCTATCACTTCAACTCCCCCGATAGAATAAGAATCAGCATCTACATCTCCATTAACATCAATACCGCCAGATACTGTTGATAATTTCAAATCTCCAGCTGATGCTCCAGCGTAATAAAGCTCAATACCCTCTTTCTCGTTAATAATTCTTAGTGTGTTGTCAACGCCACTACCTGCTTGAATCTCTTGAGCTAATACACCGTTCGCATCTAAAAATCTAATAGTATTAACGGGTAGTGCTAATAGAGAAGTTGATTTTATATCTAATCTACCTATGCCGTTTTCTATCAGTAAATTATTTTCTATTGTCACTTCATCGATGAACCCCTTTGTTCCAGCGAACACTTGATTAGTGGCAGTCATTACACCTGAGTTTGCGACATTAGCCCCATTAAGAGTCGCATTATCACCATCGCTTGAGTTTATGAATACATTTCCAGAATTATGCGTAACACTTAAGTTTGTAGTGACATTCGATACTAGCCCAGAATATAAGGAGTTAACAGCATCATTGCCTGTATTTGTTCCCGATAGATTAGATCCTGTTATTACATCGAATACTGTCAGTCCAGACGCATCAAAATAACCTCTTTGGATTCTGGCTGTACCAAAAGATAGTCTATCTGTTGTATGGTCGTATGCTATAGATCCAGCGTCATTATCGTTGTTATCGCCAAAATATATAATACCAAGATAGTTTTCATCAGACGCTATAGTCATTCCTTTGCTACCAATTGTTGTACCTCCAATCCTTAAGTCATCAGCAAATGCATTAGGTACGTAACTGTTAGTTAAATCTAAATATCCACCGCCAAATATATTACCATTTACAGTAACATCACCCGTAAACGTAGCGCCAGACAATAACGCATAAAGACCTAAATTTGGAGTGTTAGTGAAATTATTGTAATCCAGATAATGTGATCCATGTTGACCGTCTAATAAATCAGAATTCTGATTTATATTTAACGTTGTGGATGCGCAGGCGTATGGCTGGGTTCCTGTTGTGACTGTTGAGATGAAACTAGGTGATAGTATTCCTAATGCGTTAATATTAGCCTTCTCTATACTGCCAATCTTGAAAGAAAATTCATCGTCGGCATGGTTATACGTAATAAATGCTGCTGTACTAGCATCATTATCAGAAAAATATATACTTCCATTAGAAGTTCTTTCAGATATAATTGATAACCCTGTATTTCCTACTGTAGTTTTACCTAATCTTAAAAAATTAGCATTAGCATTAGCGGGATAGCCATTGGCTAAATCTATAAAGCCACTAAACAACCCATTAACCGCTTCTATATTACCAGTAACATCTATTCCGCCAGATGTTGCCCTGAATTTCTCAACTCCACCAATCCCTGCAATTAAACCGCTTTTAAGTGTAGCCAGTCCGCTACCATCAATAAACCTAAAATTACCATCACCTGTTGAATTAATACGCTCTACACCACCCGTCTCAAGCGATGAAGTATTTAAAACAGGATTAAGAAAACCAGCCGTTCTTGCAATATCCGTTATAGTCGTACTTCCACCGTTTGAAATATCAACCGTTACTGTGTTATTTAATTTCGAATTAGATAAATCTTGATTCTCATTATCAGGATTGTTATCATTATCAGCAACGCTAAAAACAGCATCTACACCCGTTCCGCTAGTTCCGATTGTCACATCTTCGCCTACTTTATTAGCGGTTGATGTTATTGTGTAATCACCTAGAGTTGGTCCTCCTCCGTTTACGGTTGTGACTACTGGTGTAAATTCCGTTCCCGTTTCTGCATCTGTCACAGTTAGTGCCTGCTTTGCGAATCCAATATATGAGCCTGGCGTGTCTGTTAATGCTAGCAGAGTAGTAATTCCAGAAGGACCTCCGCCGCCAGTACCAGCCGTATTATTAGGAATAAACCCCCTCAAGTCTAAATAACCAGTGCTTAGATTGTACGTAAAGTTTGCGCCACTTCGTCTTATTGTGAATCTTCCCATTAAAAAACCAACACCTTTGAAGTCTTTCGGAATGTTGTAGTTGGTGGCGTTTTCAGCATCACTAAACGCGTCAGCCTCAGAATTATACCCGTCCGATGGTAGATTAACCATTAAATGCGATATCTCTCCAGACTTATTACACACACCCCAAACGACTACATTAGACCATTCGTTATTCCAGCTTGAACCGTCTGAAAATTCTGTGATATCATTTAAATTAGTCGTGGTCCTGTACGGAGTCGTTGGATCATTCACCACGTGGATATCATCACCGATAGACATATCTTGGACGGGGAAAGTCTGAAGGTGTAACTGATAAACATTCCCAGATGTATTCGAAAAATAAACATTAGTAGGTGTGCCACTTAAAATTGTTTCTGTTCCACTATCCCACTCTGCGTTAAATTGTCGTAACCTTTCGGCAATGTGTAATATATGACCATTATCATCTTCTTTCTTTATATGGTCGTTTATATTTTGATTTCTAATTGCTCCATTTGATAACGTAGCAGCTGCATCAAAAACACCCACTAATGCAACTTTTGCATGTTCTGTTACTGGAAAACCGCCCGCACTTGTTTGTAATGTTTTTGTCGCTTTGTCTATAAAGACATAATTTAATTGTACAACTGTTGCAGTTCCAGCAACTAATGTAAGTGTTGCGGCTGGTGTTGTGTCGAAAGTACTGAATCCATCACTAAAAAGCAGTGTAAGATTCTTAGTATCAATAACATTTTCTAATGTTCCTGTAATTGTACTAATACCATCTGAAGAGGTTGTAAAATTGAACGTTTCTCTAATTGCTCCATCCCATCCATCATTGAAAGTATCGTAAATATCTCTCGTTATATTCACAAATATCTGACCATCTGGAGCGGCTGAATTATTAAATGCTCCACCTATTGATATAGCGTAACTCTGAAACGCTGGCCTAGAGCTTGAAACGTCACCACTGCCATCATCCGTAAGCCATAATTGAGAACCTGGAGTTAGAGCGGTTGCATCACCACCTTTTAGTATTCCGTAAATTACGGTGAATCCAAAGCTACCAGGTGGTATTGTGTGAGCCGCAACGGATAATGTTCCTTGCGTTTTCTCCCAATCACTTGCATCTGCCAATTCTGGCGTTGGGTATAATTGACCGTTAACCAAAGCGCCGCTTTTTAGATGCAAGACATCAAAAGGTTCGATAGTGTAAGCATTATCATTGTAATAAAGCAACACCGTGGCTTGTCCAAGCTTGTAAACATAATTACCTAATCCCGTCTTAAACGATCCGCTATAGGATAGTGTATCAGCGAACATTGTATATTCTGTTTGAATATCACTTTCTGTCAATGGTGTTAATGATAGGCTATCAAGCGGCTGTGTTAATGACATGTTATTTATGAAATACTGCAAATTAACAGCATCTAATAAATTGATAGGATCGGCGACACCCTGCACTCTATTGCTGTGCATATTAATAGTTGCATTACCATCCTCGCCTATTTGCGCATTTTTGTAAATTCTTAAATTATCACCTGCCACGTTTTGAGCTTGCGCAAAAATAGTGATGAATGATAATATTAATATTAAAATAATTTTTCTCATATCTATTGTTTATTAATTATTGTTTGAAGTATCACTGTTGCTGAAGCACCAACACCTGATACGTCAACGTAAAGCGTAAGTGCTGCGCCTTGATCTGTCTGATTAACGAAATTACGTGCTATATTATCAATCACTCTCGAGTCATTGAAAACTTCATTCCTCATAACATCGTTACCACCAGGTGTTGTTCCTATCTTAATTGTCACTGTTGTTCCAGCTCCTGACTCACGAACTCCTGTTACCTGATTCAACGTGTATCCGCCAGACATTACAAGTTGATGCGCTCCAGACACATTACTTAATACTAATGGTTCTATTGGTGTCATATCTCCGTCTGTTGGTATTGCAAATCCTTGATCGCCTGAGTTAATACCCTCGACAAATGCTTGCGTTAAATTAATTGTTAAAACTCCTCCTGTGTAATTACCAAAATACTCTATTTCCCCATTCTCTTTTTTGGCATATTGAATATCGTTTATAAAAGGCATATCAAGCCCTATAAGCATTTGAATTTTCGTTGCAAGATATTGAGGTATGTCTGACGTTTTGATTTCATCAATAATCTGCGGTATATCTTCTAGATTAGTTTCATTACCCAAGTTATTATAAGTATCAACTTCACCACCCACTTGGGGTTTACCGATAACGCCCTCGACCCATATAGATACCTCGAAACCACCATCCCAATACGTGTATTGTTGATTATCAATATTACTTGAAACTATTTGAAAATGGTCTGGGATCGTTTTATAAGTAAATTTATCATCTGAAACATATCTGAAATCATCCACGCCCTGAACTAATTCAAAAGGCTCTGTGTGTTTGTATTTTGCGTCACCATCAAAGACTCCTTTAATTTCAATTGTGTATTTACCTACTGGTTGCCCAACTACATCAAATTGATAAAATGCTGATATTCTGCCATTATCTAATTCATCCGTAAAACTAGCAACTAAATTAACCGTTAATGCCGTTTCAGTTCCAGCCTCATCTCTAAGGGTAGCGGTTAAGGTATCACCACCACCTACTAAATAATTAGTTTTAATTTGAGTGGCTATGGTTTCTGAATCCAAAAACTTTTGACACTTTAAAATTGGCACAGAACCAGCAAACTTAATGTCTTTTGATAGTGTATTCTCTGGATTGGGCAATAGATTATCAACACTTACATATTGAATACTATTAAGCCCTGTTATTAATGATATAGTCATGTTATCGTCCTATAGCTTGTACGTAAATTGTTTGATTGATATTTATCGTATTATCTCTATCGTATGTGAAATTATCTTTAGTTAATATCAGATTTGCATTTGAATAGCCTGGCGATAACACCACGTTATCGCACGTATTAGGGAATGGGAATGGAAATGGCACGACTTGCGGACCGTCATCGTTTGACGTAAAAGTAAACCAATGCATTATCCTGTTATTGCCTAGTAGTGTAGTTCCGCTTGTTCCGCTAACTTGCCCTTTATTTGCCTCATCTGCATACTTCTTAGTTGCTGGATGAGTGTCTAACGTTGGGGTGTATGCTATCAGATTTGTTTTCGAGAGATAATTAGTGAATAAATTATCGACCTCTGTTTTAGAATAAACATTCAGATTTAGAGTTGTAAAATCTAAAAGCTGTTGCATTGTCATATTCTCAGAAGGTGTTCCTACCTTTCCAATTGCCACCCTGTAATCTAACACGGGTGTTGCATTTAGACTTAATCCAAACAACTTTCTTTTTGATTGAGCATTAGCCGAAAACGAAGCGACTATTAAAAGTAAAATAAATATCTTTTTCATATTAATCAATTGTAAATTCATTATTAATGTCATCATCTGTAAATATAAATTCATCATCATCAATAGCTATAGCCTCTTCTGAAATAGTTACGTATTTCGAAACTGGTCTCCCTTCAAATTTAGCCACGTTATCAGTGCCGCCTAGATCTAGGTTATCAATCCATATATGATTGTATGGTTCGTTAATATTTCCTCTATATTGGACTATCGCATGAACCTTAGGTTTGCCATCTTCGAAAGTCTCGTTAATGGTTCTCCTTTGTGCTGCTGTTAATAGCGCTGTAAATGTTGGCTTTTCAATACCCCAATCAGGCTCGGCCAAATCATTAACTAATATATCCT